ATGGCAGCGAAGAAGAAGGCTGGGCGCGAGTCCTGGGGGATCATCGACACCCTCCCCTCGGGTCGATATCGGGCGCGTTACACGCACCTCGGGACTCGCTTCACAGCGCCGACGACTTACACCACGAAGCAGGCCGCCCGGAGCTTCCTGACGGGAACCCGCGCCGACATCGAGCGGGGCGTGTGGGTTGACCCACGCATCGTGAAGGAGTCGCCGCTCTTTGGTCCGTTCGCCGAGAAGTGGGTCGCCCAGCGCCTCACGCCGAAGGGCTCGCCGTTGCGATCGAAGACGTCGGCGGAGTACCGCCGGCAGCTCGGGAACGGGCTCGCGCCATTCCGGTCGATGGCGTTCGACGACATCACCTCGGCCTTCGTTCGCGAGTGGCACGCTGCCCGCATGCTCGATGGCCCGACCCAGGCCGGAGCCGAGTCCCGGCTGCTCCGCGCGATCCTCAACACCGCGATCGAGGACGGGCTCAAGGAGTCCAACCCTGTGACCTCGGCGATGTGCAAGGCGACGACCGGGAAGAAGTACCGGCCGCCGACCCTTGCCGAACTCGGCGTGATCTGTCAGGCCATCGAGGACCGTTTCAAGCTGGCGATCATCATCGCCGCATACGGCAGCGCTCGCATCTCGGAGTGGCGCGCCCTGCAGCGCGAGAGCATCACCTTCGTCGAAGCCCTGTACGAGGGGCGCGTGGTGGAGCAAGCCGCTGTCCGCATCATGGACCAAGCCATCCACACGACCGAGAAGGGCTGGGAGCGCACCCCCACCAAGAGTGAGGAGGGCGAGCGCGTCGTCTTCCTGCATCCCATGCTCACGCCTCTGGTGCAGGAGCATCTGCGGCGGTTCGTCGGCAAGGCCAAGAAGGCCCTCCTGTTCCCATCCGGGACCACCCAGGAGTACCTCCCGGACTGGACCTTCTGGCCGATCTGGGATCGAGCGCGACAGGCTGCGGGGATCACCCGCGAGGTACGCGAGCACGACCTCCGCAAGTTCGCGGGCACCTCCTATGCGCAGGCCGGCGCAACGCTGCGCGAGACGATGAAGTTCATGGGCCACGGGACGCCGGCGGCCGCCATGATCTATCAGGTCGATACGGGCCGTGGCGCGGAGCTCGCGGCGCGGATGCCCATTCCTGCCGCACTGAGCATCGAAATGATGCGCCCCGCTGATAGCATGCAAATCTGACAGAGAGGAAACGTATATGCCAACCGCCATCGCCGAGAGGCCGGCCCAGGTTCCCCGTTGGGCGAACATCAATCAGACCGCTGCCCACCTTGGCGTCTCTCGCGACACCGTTCGCCGCCTCATCTCCGCGAAGAAGATCCACGCCGGCAAGATCGGCAACACCATCCGCATCGACCTCAACAAGGTCGACCAAGCTCTCGAGGAGGCCGCAGCGTGAACCTCTCCCCCGGCGACAAGCTCTACGGCTTCTGCAGCGGCTACTTCGGCCGCGACAGCTACGAAGACAAGGTCGTCCTCGCTGCCGGCGAGAATCGCGGCGTGCTCTGGATTACCGCGGTGAACGCGCACGGCCACATCCTCCTCGCCCAGGGGATGAGCGCCGACGACGTCGAACGATGGAAGCGCGACGATGACGTGGAGGACCCGGCGTGATCCGTGCGCGCGACGCTCGCGAAATCCGCCGCGGACTGTCGATCGCTCGCGACGTCATCGCCCGCCGCCGGATGCGACCCCGCGACCTCGTCTCCTTCGGCCACCGCGACGCGCCCCCGATGCCGCTGTGGCAGCGCGCCTACCATCACGAGTTCTCGCGTGCCCTGCGCGACGGTCGGCTGCGGCCGCCCGTCCACGCGAATGGGGGTCTGCGATGAAGCTTCCCGTAGTTGTCCGCCATGACGACCCACCAGGCGGCGCGAGTCCCGAAGTCACCGCCGCGCCTGTCGTCTACGGCGTCGACCGGTCCTGGAGTAACTACCGCGCCAACTCGGACGGGCACATGGCCCCTAGCGATCACCGCAAGTTCCACCTGGATCGAGGCGACTCGACCGCGAAGTGTTCGTCCCGTGTCCTGCTCAACTCGCTACCGGGGGACCGGGGCGAACCCCTCGCTGACCTGGAGCGCAACGCGCCGGGAGCGGTGTGTCGTCGGTGTGTGCCCAGATCGACTGTTCTGGGGTCCGAGCAATGAGGCTGGCGCTGGCGGACCCCGCCGCCGTGGCGCGCGCGGAGGAGCTCCTCGCTGACGGGCAGCTCGCAACCTGGGTGGGCGAGGAGGTCGGCCTGGGTCGGTCCTCGATCTACGCGATCGCGAAGCAAGTCCCGGACCGCGCCGAGCACGTCCTCGCCTGGCAACAGGTCTGGGCGCAGATCCGGCGCAACCCAACGTTGGTCGCTCTGCACCGAGAGTTCAATCCCGCATGACCGCCTCCGTCGAAGATGTCACCTCGCTCTATGCGCGCGACCTCATGGACCGCCACGGCCTCACCGACTGGCGATTCGAGTGGAACGACTCGGACGAAGCCGCCGGGCGCTGCTACCCCGACCTGCAGCTCATCACGGTGTCCCGCGCGATCCTCCTGGACACCGCGGCCCGGAACATCCGCGAGACGCTGCTGCACGAGATCGCGCACGCGCTCACGACCACCGATCACACCGCGAGGTGGTGGAACAGGTTCCGCAAGATCGGCGGCGAGGGCTACTGGCTCATGAACAACGGGATGGCGAAGTCCTCGCGACCCGAGGGAGTGATTAGCACGCAATCGCGGTCCTAGACTGCGCCGCATGGCGCCCGCACTCCTCCCCCTGACCGACCCGGCCGAGTGGCCGGAGTCCGCCGTCGCGGTCATCCGCAAGGAGCTGCGGGGCGCGATCGACATCGTCATTCCCGGCGAGCCTGGGTCCTGGAACCCCGACACCGACCGGGTCGAAGGCGGCACTGCGGACACCGTCCTGGTCTACGACCGGCGCGCGCGAATCCGAGAGCTCTCGGCGCGCGAGATCGCGTCCTCGAGCGACAGTCGCGGCGTCGGCACGCACCGAGTCACGATCGAGATGGAGGCGGGTGACCACCTCATCCCCGACGAGGGCGCCGTTGTTGTGGTTCGCAACGGTGGACGCTCGCAGAAGCTCACCGGTGAGCGCCTCCCGATCACGTGGGTCACGGCGTCCACCGACAACGCTCCGTTCCTCTTCATCACCGTGAAGTACGGCTGATGCCCTCCTCGTACTCCTTCACCGGCTTCGACCCCGGAGCGCTGTTCGCCGGCGTCGAGCTCGTCGGTGACGTTCTACTCGACGAGGCCGCTGGCGAAATGGCGGTCCTCGGTGAGAGCCTTGCCCTCCGCATGCAGGAGGAGCTGCTTCGCGCCGTCACCCGCACCGGTCTCGCGCGCGTGGCTGCGGGCCATGGCCCTCACGCCGGCCGCTACGAAAGCGGCCGCATGCACGACGCCATCTCCTTCGACATCGAAGTCGACCAGGAGGAGCGCATCATCACTCTGCGCTGGGGCTGGATCTCCGACTGGGCCGACTACTTCGCCCTCCAGGAGTGGGGCACCGAGCACATCGAAGCCGTCAACAGCCTCGGCACCACCTACTCGTGGGGCATCGCGCAGCTCCGCGGCATCCTGAGCGGAATGAGCACGCGATGAGCACCGACGGTATCGAAGAGGCCGACTTCATCCTCGGCGATCAGTGCCTCGGCGCGCTCATGGGCGGCCGCGTCTGGGAAGACGCCGTGCCACAAGGAACCGTCCTCAAGGTGGAGGGTGACGAGGTTCTCCCTTACGCCGTCGTCCACTTCGGCACGCCGATCACCGAGCGACCCGGGCGCGGAAGCGGCCGCACGCTCGCGGCCAGCGAGAACGAACAGCCGCACATCATGCCCATCACCGTCATGATCTACGCCACCCGCAGCAGCTCCCTCCGGCGAGCGTTCAAGAGCGTCTGGGGCCGCCTCATCGGAAAGAAGCCCAGCGCTGGATCGGGCGAGATCCGCTCCCTCGGGGGCACTCGCATCACCGAGAAGGACTCCTCGGGCGCCATCGTGCGCCTCGTGCGCGTTATCTACGCGGAAGTTCCCATCGGACTGAACGGATGATCGTGCGGGCCCGGTCTTAGACTCCGCGCCCATGACGAACGACGTGCGGGCTTACCGCAACACCCAGACCGGTCTGGTTGGGGACTACGCGGAGGACTTCGCGCGGTTCTTCCCCGACCTCGTGCTCGTCGGAAGCGAGCCCACCGAGGATACCTCGGACCCCACCACGTCCGGCGAGGTGCCGGCGACCACTCCGACCCGAAAGGCCGAGAAGTGAAGCTCCTGCCCGGCAACGAGACCGTCCTGGCCATCCCCGCGTTCCTCAACGCAGCCGGGGTCCCCCAGCTCGTCCACGCCACGAACGGCACGGTCGTACCCTTCGACGGGGTGACCAAGGCCGTCCTCGACAGCTACATCACGAAGACCGCGCCCGCCGCCGCCAACCCGACTCTCGGCGGCAACCTTTCCGGCGCGATCCGCGACGACATGGCGCTGGGCCTGACCGGCTCGGAGCGCTCGACGTCACGCACGATCACCTCGGTCGGCCGGAACGAAGCGCTGACGTTCTTCAACTTCCAGGCCAACCTCACGGTGTTCCTCGACGCCGATCGAGCACTCTCGTCCGCGTCCGTGTTCAACCTCGCCCGCATCTCGACGCGCGTGCAGGGACTCCCCTACGTCCTCGCCCACCGTCTCGGCCGCCGCAACACCGACCTTTCGGTGGTCGGCGAGGACTGGTCGTTCTACTACGCCGAGACCGGCCAGCCGGTGCCCGGCTATGGAGACGGCGAGGAGCAGACGATCGCCCTCAACTTCGTCCCGAAGAACCTCGTCAACATCGCCGCCGCGCTGGGCGCGTAAGGAACCGGAGCCATGGCAAACGACAAGATCCTCTCCAACAAGAACGTCGGCTGGTTCGTCGGCCCCGAGACCTCCATCCCGTCGTGGACCGCGCCGACTCTCGCGCAGCTCTCGGCGCTGGTGAACGTCTCGGCGGGCGTACGCATCGCCGGGACCGACTTCGGCATCCAGGCGTCCGAGCAGACCGACGACCGCTCCTTCGCGGACGAGGCCGGCGCACAGTCGCTCGGCTACCCGAACTTCGGCGGCAACCTGTCGACGTTCGTCCCGACGGTCGACGACACGACCTCGCCCGAGCGCATCGTCCACAACGCAGTCAAGAAGCCCCGCACTCGCCTCGCCGTGTGTCAGCGCTTCGGGATCGCGCAGGGTCTCGCCCTCGCGGCGGCGCAGGAGATCAGCCTGTTCCGCGTCATCACCGACGCAGAGAACACCGAGCGACGCCAGACGGGCTACTCGACCACAACCGAGCTCGTGGCGCAGGACGACGTGCTGGTCAACTACATCATCCCGCCCGCCGTCGCGGTCGCCGTGACCCTCGCGGGCACCTCGGGCGGCGTCATCGGCGGTGCCGGTCTGCTGAGCGCGCTGTACCAGGGCCAGGCGGTCACCGCCGGCGTGAAGTACACCTCGTCGAACCCCGCGGTCGCGGACGTCCTGCCCAACGGTGTCGTGATCTTCAAGAGCGCCGGCACGGCGAACATCACCGCCTCCTACCCCGGCGCCCTCGACTCGACCTCGAAGGCCATCACCGTCACCGCCTCCTGAGTTAGCACGCAAATCGCGCTGGCAGGACAACCCTGAGAGAGGAACTCAGAATGACCGAACGCACCCCCGAAGAGATCGTCGCGGAGGCCCAGGAAGGCTTCGACCTTGTGATCGAAGCGAAGGAGCGCCCCAAGCTCCAGGCCTCCGTGACGATCTACCTCGACGAGCCCACCGGCAAGGAGCTCGGCGGCGTCGAGCCGAAGTACCGCCTGCTGAACGGCGTCCGTCTGCCGGACGGCGAGCGCCGCTGGGGCGTCGTGGGCGAACTCGCCGACCTCGCCGACAAGCGCAAGCGGCTCGTCGCCGCGGGCCTGGAGGACGAGCCCGCGGTGCAGGAGCTCGACGCTCGCGTGGACGAGCTCCTGGCGCGAGCCGAGGAGCTGCAGGCCAAGCTGGCAAAGTCCGGCCGTACCATCCATCTCCAGGGTCTCCCGCGCGTGATTCGCGACGACGCACGCGGGAAGGCGCGCGAGCACCTGGGTATCGCCGTCGGCGCGGAGATCCCCGACGACAAGGCAGAGGCGCTCGAGAAGCGCTACGCGGCGGAGATCCTTTCGCGCGCCGTCATCGGGATCGAGGCCCCGAACGGCGCGAAGGGCCGCCTGCTCGACGTCGATGGCGCCGAGAAGCTGCCCGGCCAGCTCCCCGACTCGGAGTACGCCCGCATCGCCTCGAAGATCAGCGAGCTGCTGTACCAGACCTCGATCGCCGAAGGGGCTGTCGACAACGCGGATTTCTGAGTGAGTACCTGGCTTCCGGGCCGGGGGCCAGGTACCTCCATCTCATCCGCGCGGCCATCACGGCCGGCATCCGGCCCTCCTCGCTGATCTTCCGCACCCAACCCGGCGACCCCTGGACGGAGCGAGACTTCCTCCTGCTCGAGGCCTACCAGATCCTCGAGGACGAGCGCTGCTCCTGCGGCTACCCCGTCTACATCTGCCGCAGCGACGACCAAGACCTGCAGTTCCGCATCAATCGGGTCACCTGTCAGGCCCAGCGCGCCGTCGAGCTCGCGCGCGAGGCGCAGGGCGACAAGAAGACTCCGGGGCTGGAGATCCGCGCTGAGGCGTTCAGCGTGTCCGGCAAGCCGCTGAGCTCCTTCCGCCGCCCGTACTACGAGGCGGAAGCCAAGCGCCGCGAAGCGATGTCCGACGAGCGACACCTCTAGACTCCGCGCCCGTGATCGAGGGACTGAGTCAGGACGCGCAGCTTCGGCTCAAGGTCGTCCTCGAGGGCATCCAGAAAGCCCGCAGCGACCTCGATGGTCTGGGCGAACAGCTCGACACCGACCTCCGCCGCGACTTCGAGCGCGTCACCGGCAAGATCGTCGAGATGGAGAACGAGCTCCGCGATCTCGGCGGAGCTGGGAAGAAGGCTGGCGGGGACCTTGCCGCCGGGGCAAGGACCGCAGACGAAGCGTGGAAGAAGGCGCTCAAGACCGTCCAGGACTCCCAGGACGCGTTCGCGAAGAACGCCCGCGGCAAAGTCACGGGCTCCTTCGAGGACGGCGCCAAGCCGCTCAGCTCCCTCACGGAGGAGCAGAAGCAGCACATCCTCGACGTCGACGACGCCGCAAGCGCGAACATCATCAGCGCGATTCGCCAGGAGCGTGCGGAGCGCGAGAAGCTCTCCTCCGAGACCGTCTCCGCCGAGGCGCGCATGGAGGCCGCGATCAACCGCACGGCGGAGGCGGAGCGCGCTCGCGCGCGGGCCGCTCGTCGGACGGATGAGAAGTCGGCGTCGTCGTCCTGGGATCAGAACTTCAAGTCGCTCAGCAACGACACCGCCAAGACCGAGGCCGAGAACGCCCGCGCGGTCAAGGAGGCCGCGGACGCCGAGGCGCGCATGGAGGACGCGACCAAGAAGCGTGCAGCCGCGGAGCGCCTCCTCAACCGGCAGCGCATCGCCGCCGACAACCGCGCGGCCGCGAAGGCATTCGACGAAGAGATGCGAGCCGCCCTCGCAGCTTCCGACGCCACGGGCAAGCACACCGAGAACCTCATCAGCCAGCGCTACGCGCTCTACGACGTATCCACCACCGCCACCGTAACGGGCGCCGGGCTCCTCGCGCTGGTCGGCGCGTACGAGGCTGTCGCCGTCGCGCGCCAGCGAGCATTCGCCGACGTCCGCCGCACGGCGGGCTTCGATGCCGACACTGGCGAAATCGGTCAGCTCACCGAGCTTCGCAAGGAGCTCGTCGGACTGACCCAGAAGATCCCCGAGACGTTCGGCAAGATCGCAGAGACAGCGAGTGTCGGCGGCCAGCTCGGCGTCGCGGCCGAGGACGTCGCGAAGTACACCGAGTCGGTCACCAAGTTCTCCACCCTGTCCGGCATTGCCGCTGAGCAGTCCGGCCTGCGGCTGGGCCGCCTCGTCAACATCCTCGGCCTCAACGCCGACGGCTACGAGCTGCTCGCCCGCTCCATCAGCTTCGCCGGTACCGAATCGGCGGCCACGGAGGATCAGATCCTCTCCGTCGCCGCCGAAATTGCACCCTACGCGCGCCAGGTGGGCTTCGCCGCGACGGAGACCGTTGGCCTTGCCACCGCGCTCGCGTCCCTCCAAGTGCCGCCGGAGCGGGCGCGCTCGGCGATCCAGGACATGTTCCGCGCCATCGACGGAGCTGTCACTGCCGGCGGCGCGAAGCTGCGGAACTACGCCGCCATCTCGGGGATGACCGTCGACCAGTTCGTCGCCGAGTGGAAGTCCAAGCCGGCCGACGCGCTCCGTGCCTTCACCGAGGGATTCTCCAGCGTCGACAACGCCACCCAGGCACTCAACCAGCTCGGCCTCGACGGCCAGCGCGTCGCGCCGGTCCTCCTGTCGCTATCCAACAACGCCGACCTCGTCAAGAAGTCGTTCCAGGACGCCGCCGACGGCGTCAACAACGGCTTCATGGACAAGGCATTCGCAGTCACGGTGGGCACCGTCGCTGCGCAGATCCAGATCCTCGTCAACGAGCTCGGAAACTTCGCGGATGCCGCCGGCGGCCCCACCCTGCAGGCGCTCCTCGGCCTCGTCGTCGGAGCCCAGAAGGTCCTCCAGGTGCTCACCGCCCTGGCCCAGACGCCGATGGGTCAGTTCCTCAGCATCATCGTCACGGGGCTCGCCACACTCCTCGGCGCGCTGCTGCTGATCGTCGGCGGTGCCGCGGCCACCGGCGCGTCGCTCCTGGCACTCAAGACGGCCGTCGCGGGCCTCGACGGCCAGCTCCCGCCCGCCGTCGCGAAGGTCGTCAACCTCGTCCTCGCCCTGTTCGGCCTGCAGGTCGAGGCTCGCAAGGCTGCGCCCGCCCTGGTTGCCGCCGGCGCGGGCGGTGCTGCCGCGGGAGCGGGTCTGGAGACCACTGCCGTCGGGGCTCGGGCAGCACGGGTGGCGATCATCGGTCTCCTTGGGTCGACGGGTGTCGGCCCGCTTCTCACGCTGCTTGGCAGCATGGCGGCGGAAGGACTGAATGCGGCATCGTCGCAAAAGGAACTCTCCGATGCGATGGCCACCACGAACGACAAGACCGGCGACCAGGCCGGGCTCATGCTCGAGGATGCGGACGCCATCCGAGACGCCGTCGCGGCCGCCAACGAGTTCAAGCTCTCGCAGGCCGACATGGAGGGCGCCCTGTTCTCCCTCGGCCAGTCGATGCAGAAGCACGGCCGCGACTTCTCGATCTACAGCACCGGCGGACGCGACAACATGAAGGCGCTGGAGAGCGTCATCAGCTCCGCGACCAAGACCGCCGGAGGCGACTCGCAGCTCCTCGCAAACCTGCTCCTCGGCGTACAGCAGCAGCTCGTGGCCACGGGGGCGAGCGCGGACGCAATCGACGCCGTTCAGCGCGCAATCGAGGCCACCGGCAAAGCCGCCACCGACGCGACCATCACCTCCAACTCCCTCGCCGTCGGGCTGGACTTCGTCGACGCCTCCGCACGCAAGGCGGGCAAGGGCGTCAACGACCTCGGCGAGAAGATCCGCACAGTCTCGGACTACGCCCGCGACCTCGGCTCGATCCTCTCCGACTCCGTCACCTTCCGCTTCGGCAGCAGCATCGCATACGACAAGGTGCTCTCGCAGTACAGCCGGATGCGGAAGGAGGCCGCGGATGCGACCAAGTCCGTCGACGACCTCCGACGGAAGATTCGCGACACCGAAGCAGAGCTGACCGGCCTCGGCGCCGACCGCACGGGCCTCGAATACTCCCTCGCGATCGCGTCCCAGTATGGCGACACGATTCGCGCGTCCGAACTTGCTAGCCAGATCGCGAAGATCGATTCCGACGCGGCCGCCAAGCGAGCAGACCTGAGCAACCTCAACGGTGAACTCATCACCGCGCAGGACGCGCTCAACTACTCCCTGGCCGGCAACTCGGACGCCGCGGTCGCCGCCCGCGACAACGTTCTGAAACTCGTGACGGCGTATGAGGAGTACCTCACCGCCCTGGCGAACAGCGGAGTGGGACAGGACGACCTGAAGACCAAAGCGCAGGAGCTCCGCACCGAGTTCGAGAATCAGCTCACGCAGATGGGCTATTCGTCCGACGAGGTCAACGAAATTTTCTCGCCCGCCTTCCAGGGTTTCAGCGACATCATCGAGAGATTCCCGCGCAATGTGACCCTCGACGCCAACGTCGACCCCGCTCAGCGCGCCCTCGACGAGTTCCTCGCGAAGAACGCGGAGAAGAAGATCGACGTCGACATCACCGCCGACCAGAACGAGGCCTACGCCCAAGGAACGGCGGCGGGCGAGGCCCTTGGGCGCGGCATCCCGGATGGCATCAAGAAGAGCGGGCGCGAGCGAGAGGGTGGTGGCACCTTCACCAGCCCCAAAGACGACCCCTGGGGGTACATGGTCAGCACGATCTGGAGCAACTTCTGGAACTGGGGCGAGGACATCAGGAACCCGTTCGCCGGCTTCGCAGACGGCGGCTACACCGGTGACGGCGCGAAGTACGACGTCGCCGGCCCCGTTCACAAGGGCGAGTTCGTCTTCTCGCAGGAGGCCACCCGCTACTTCGGAGTGAACAACCTCGCACGTTGGCACGCCGCGGGGCGGTCGGGCGGTGGCTTCGCCAACGGCGGCACAACGGGTGGCACCGGCAACTTCTTCGGCGCCGGCCCTGGGGGCCTGGGCGCGCCGATCTCGCTCGCCCAGGAGTCGGTCGAGCGTATCGCCGACGCGGTGGCGCAACGCCCCGCCATGCTCTGGGCCGACGGTCGCGCGCTGGCCAAGACTGCATCCGCTGGCAACGCCAGCATCTCGAGAGGAATCTGATGGCCAGCACCATCTACTTCGGCAACCGCCAGAAGCAGACCTACATCCCCGCCCCCGACGTCGGGATGGCCTGGTCCAACGTCAAGCGGTCCAACCTGATCGCCCTCGAGGGCGGCGGGGTCTACGTCGACGACTCGAAGGCTTCCCACCGCGAGGGCGTCGCCGAGTGGTCCACCCAGAATCCGGCGAGCTTCCGCGTCGTGAAGGAGTTTCTGGATGGCGTGTGGGGACCCGGCCCCTTCTACTGGGTCGACCCGTTCGCCGCCGACACGAACCTCCTCTCCCCCGCCTGGGCGACGCCCGGGATTATCGCCGATGGTGACTGGCCGGAGATCTACACGGCGCCCCGCGTCGGCGCGCCGACGGCCAGCCCCGGCCTCCTCGGCCTGCCCACGCGCACCGTCACGTACGCACCCACCAACCTCAGCACGGACGCCACGCCCGCGCGCCGCTTCACCATCCTCATCCCACCCGGCTACCAGCTCGCCTTCGGATGCCACGGCTGGCGCACGGGATCTGCCGTCGTCGCGGTGCGATCCACCATGGCCAACGGTACCCAATCGACCACCACGTTCGCCCCCGCCGACACCACCGGGGCACTCTCCCTCCAAGCCACGAACCTCTTCCCGTACTCTGCGGGCCACCGTCTCGTCGACATCTTCCTCGCGCGCACGGATGCCACCAGCTCAACGATCTCCCTCGCGGCCATGCGCGCGATCGTCGTCCCCGAGGGCGCCACAATCGTCGCGGACAACCAGCCCTTCGTCTCCGGCGAGGGAGCTGGCGGCCTGCGGTTCGCCGGCGGCATCACGGAGACGCTCAAGTACGCACCGCGGGATCCCGCGCTGCGATCCAAGGGCTTCTCGGTAAAGCTCGTCGAGATCGGGGACTGGGGATGAAGGCGACCAACGCAGGCAGCGGCAGCTTCGGCAACATCCAGGACTGGTCGGTCACGGAGACCGTTACGCCGTTCGTCGTCAGCGACACCACCACGTCGATCGGAGACGCGACCCTGAGCGTCATCCGCACCCCGGACACCGACCTCGTCGACGGCAACCGCCTCGGGCTCGCACACCCGGTGCCCGGCTACGACACCGCCCTTCCCGAAACCGTCAACCGGGTCGGGATGACCGGCCCTACGCAGGCGACACTCAACACCGACTCCGCCTTCGGCGTGTTCATTTCGAGTCGGATGCAAATCCCCGGAATCGAGACGGGCCTGCCCCTCAGCGCGCTCGACGTCGCTTGCCAGGCCGCGGGCCTCCTCCGGCAGACAGGCCCGAATGCGGGCGACGATTACTGGTCCCTGCAGGGTCACACGGTCGGCGTCTCTTCCGCTGGCGACATCCTCAGCCCCAAGACCGCCGACCGCAGCCTCCTCTCGGCGAACGGGTCGCCGAACTACGCCAGCGAGGGCGGCGAGACGGTGCTCTACCAGGAGATCAGCCGGCACGCCGCCGCCAACACCTGGAGCGCCGCTGGGTTCCCGCGCCGCGTGATCGGCGGCACGGTCCAACACACACGCGAGCGGACGTACATCAAGTTCACGATCAACCCCTACACCTCGATCGCCCCGGTGACCTTCTCCGTCAGCTTCGGCCCGAGCTTCCGCCGCATCGGCGACAACTCGAACATCGCGAACACGACGTCGATCTCCGTCACGAGCAACCTCGTGTCGACGACGGGCGCCCTGACGGTGACTGTCCTCAGCCAGGACACCGCGGCCGCGACTCAGACCGCAACGGCCACCACGGGCCAGATCGCGGCTCTCGCCCGCACGCGCCCGGTCACGGTGTGCATCGAGATCGCGACCGTCGGCGGCGCGCTCCGGGTACGAGCCGTCGCGGCATCCAGCGCCGGGCAGAGCAGCACCCTCACGGCGACATCACAGCCGCTCGTGGGAGAACTCGCGACCCTCTACTCGAAGCAGTGGATCATCCAGCAGAGCACTGCCGGTCAGGGATTCCGCGACCTCGTCGTGGCCAGCTCGACGTCCGACCGGTGGGCCTCGTTCATCGGAACGGACTACGCGCTCAACCCGGCCATCACCCCAGACGCCGGCGCCTCCTTCGCAGCAGGCTCGCCCATCGCTCCCTTCGACGGCGAGCTCTGGGACTATGTCAAGCAGGTCTGCTCTGCCCGGGGCGTGGAGCTCGCGTCCACCCCCTCCGGGATCATCGCGCGCCGCCCCGGCGTCCGCGTCATCGACTTGACTGGCCGCGCAAGTGCGAGCCGAACGATCTCTGGCGCGTCCGTAGCGCGCGCGGTCGTCGTCACCAACCACCGCACCAAGACCCTCGATATCACGGGCTCGGAGGCCTGGCGTGCGACGTCGATCTACTCCGTCGACGTCGGGCAGACGACCGTCGTCAACCTGCCCGTCCCCAAGGGCATCCGCTTCCTCGCTTCCCCTCGCCCCTGGTACAACACCAAGGTCGCCCGAGGGATCTACGTCCCGGCCGTGCAGTACCTCGATGGCTACGCCGACCTCGAGGCCGGCACCGTCGGCCGCTACTACATCACCGCGCAGGACGGGTACCCAGTCAGCCCCGTGCAGTGGACCAACTATGGCGGCCGCCTCACGGTCTCCGTCACGGACGGCGTCGCCACGATGACCCTCACCGGCCCCAGCCGAGCGATCCCCGGCGTGGCAGGCCCCTTCCGTATCGGCGAATCGAGCAACAGCAGCGACTACGCCGTGCTCCGCCTGTTCGGGGCGGGCGTGACCACCAGACCGACGGAGGTCACCCTCCCCTCTGGAGCATGCCCTCGAGAGACCCGAGTGGAGACTGGCAGCACCGTCACCAACGTCGCTATCGGCAACATCGGCGAGGTCTACAACGCCGCCGCGTGGGTCGCACAGCGCACCTCCGGCCCATCGATCACACTCACCGCTCAGATGCCCATGGGCCTCCTCGGCGGATGGGCCGCCGCGGCCGGTTCCCTCGTGACCTGGGAGGGCAACGTCTTCCGGGTGGACGGCGTCTCCTACGCGAACGGAGTGGGCACGTTGACCTGCTCTAAACTCTCCCGCCTCAGCGACATGCCCGGGAAGAACCGCACCCTCGCACAGTACGCCTCGGACTACGCGGGAATGACGTTGCACGATTACGCAATCCGACCGCTCGACCTCGCCGCCCCCGCGGCCTGACGACAAGGAGAACCGTGGCCCTCGACGGAGCCAAGGCCAACCTCGGACCCGAATCCAAGGAGTGGGAGCGCAAGCTCGAGGAACGCATCGCGGACTACGAGCGCCGCATCACCGCGCTCGAGCGCCTAGCCCAGGGGGCCACGCGATGATCACGCTGCCCAACGGCGTCAAGGTCCCCGACTCGCAGGATCTCGTCGACCCCGCCAAGCTCATGCAAGACGTCGCGAAGTCGTTCTCCGACGCGATCGGCGGCCTCGGCGTCGGAAAGCGGCAGCCGCGCAGCTACACCGTCGCCAACCAGACCGAGAAGACTGACCTGGCTACGACCACGCCACCGATCAACGGCGACGAAGTCTTCGTCGAGGACACTGCCTGGTGGGAGATGTACGACGGCGCCGCGTGGAAGGTAGTCCGCACGACGAAGCCGATCGCGTGGCCGCTCGCGCACACCGGCATCAACAACGGCAACGGCACCTCGAACTTCTTCTACAGCGTCGCCGGCGACATGATCACACTCACCGGCAGCTTCATCCTCGGCAGCTCGACCACCATGCCGGGCGGCGGCGCAGGGGCGCGGCTGGTCCTGCCGTTCCCGACGTGGATTAACGGATCGGTCTCCTCCGTCGGAACGTGCTCGGCCTACGACGCATCCGCCGACCGCCACTACACCGGTGTCGTCGTCGGCATGGGCACGAACCCCTTCACGCAGGCCGCGACTCTCTTCGATGCATCCGCCGGCGGGCTTGCCTACCTACAGACCGACCAGCCGTTCGCGTGGGCGGCCCCCGACGTCCTCAGCCTCAACCTCCGATGGAGGCGTGGCTGATGGGCAGCATCCTGCCCAACGCGGTCTGGCTCCCGGGACCGGAAGATCCGATCGACTGGCACATCACCCCCTCCATCATGGGCGCAGCCGCGGATGCCGCGATCGCCGGCCGCAGCGACAGCGCGCGCGCCCGGCGGCGGTTCGTCGCCACCGCCGCCGACGTTGACGCGGTCAAGGCGACGGAAGGCCTCGCCCCAGGCGACCAGATCTACCGCAGCGACCTCAAGCTCATCGAAACGCTCGGATCCGCGGGGTGGCGCGTGACGCGGACCATCGCGGCCCAGTCATACACGCCCGACTGGGCGACCAACTCCGCCCAGACGTTTCGACCAGGGAACGGGCAGCAGGCGTGGTGCTACTGGGTCGATGGCAAGGTCATCACCGTCACGGGCGTCCTCATCTTCGGGTCCACCACCGACTTCGGCAGCACGGGATGGGGACCCACTCTCCCGACCGTTCCCGGATACCCCGCGGGCCGAATCCTCACCACGAGCCTTTGGGGCGCCGGCGAAGCCATCGCTCAGATCGGCGGCACCATCTACCGGGGTGCCGTGACGAGCGCACCGCTCCTGTCCCCCGCGGTCGATACCCCCCGCCACCAGATCATCTTCCGCGACGCTTCCCGCGTCACCCGCTGGATGGGGCCGACGTTCCCGGCGACGTGGGGACAGAACTCCGTGCTGTCCGTCACCTACCAGTACGAGACCACCGCGTAGGGAAGGCGGATTGCCGAAAGCCCACCCCTAGACTCCGCGGCGCAAAGCCCGCCGAGAGAAGGAATCGCGATGCGCTACCCCAATGGCTCCACCAACCGCCCTGAGGTGACGAGCCCGTTCGGGCCGCGCGAGGCATCCGGCAACGCGTCCACCTACCACCGCGGCGGGGACATGGTCGGGTTCGAGATCATTCGCGCCGTCGCCAGCGGCATCGTGCGCTGCTCCGGCAGTGCCCCGGCCGGCTGGTCCAACGGCGGCGATCAGGTGTGGATCCAGCACGACGGCTTCTTCTCCAAGAGCCTGCACCAAGCCCGCTCCCTCGTCAGCGACGGCACCTACGTCAACGAGGGCGACGCCGTCGGCGTCATGGGCTCCAGCGGCAGCGCCCAGGGCAAGCACCTCCACTTCGAGATCACCCCCGGTCAGCTCCACTTCGGAAACTACGGCCAGGTCGACCCCCTCGCGTTCCTCGCAGCGCGCATCAGCGGCGGCTCGGACTTCCCCGCACGAGACGCGTACGGTGCCGAGCACGTCGAGGCACTGCAGAACGAATTGCGTGCAGTCGGCTACGACATCACCGTCGACGGCTACGACGGATCGCAGACCCAGGCGGCCGTCCGCGACTTCCAGAGCAAGAACGGCCTCAAGGTCGATGGCATCGGCGGCCCCGCCACTCGCGCCGCACTGCAGTCCAAGGCCGCCGAGAAGGTCGGCCGCAACATCACGAGCCGCCCGACCTCCGAGGTCCAGCAGCTCGTCGGCGCCAACCCCGACGGCATCTACGGCCCCGACACCACGGCCAAGGTCGCTGACTGGCAGCGCGCCCACGGCCTCGAGCCCGACGGCATCTGGGGCCCGGCGTCCGACGCCGTCGGCTTCCCGACCAGCGAGCAGCTCGAGCTCGACGGCGACCTCGGCCCCAAGACGATCAAGGCCCTGCAGATCAGCCTCGGGTTCACCGGCGAGGACGTCGACGGCGAACTCGGCCCGAAGACCATCAAGGCCCTCCAGGCCGCCCTCGGATTCACCGGCGACGACCTCGACGGCGAGATCGGGCCCAAGACCCGCGAGGCACTCCAGCGGGCACTCAGCGTGAACGTCGACGGCGACTGGGGCGTGCAGACGATCAAGGCGCTGCAGAACTTCCTCAACCACGGAAGCCGCTTCACTGCCGCCCCCACGCCGACCCCGACTCCCTCGGGTTCGGAGGGCATCGACAATCGGACGGGCCGCTCTATTGCGCAGATCGGCGACTTCCTCGCCTCCCTCGGCTACTCGCGCGACCGCGCCGGCGTGATCGCCTTCCAGGCGTCCAAGAGCATCGACCAGGACGGCATCTGGGGCAGCACCTCGGACGGCCTCGCCTTCCCGCCCGCGGGGTCGGTCCACGGCGTCGACTACTCCTTCGCGCGCCCCGACCCGGCCATGCTCTACTCGCGTGGCATCCGGCACGCAGGCCGCTACCTGTGGCCGAACTCGAAGGGCATCACCCGCCCCGAGTTCGACGCGCTCAGCGCGGCAGGCATCGCCGTGTGGTTCATCTACGAGGAGGACGGCCGCGAGCTCCTGGGCGGCCGCGACGCCGGCGTGGTGGTCGCGCGGAAGGCGGAGGCGCTGCTGACGTCGCTCGGCCTGTCGAACTACCCCATCTACTTCAACGTCGACTTCGACGCCGCGGACGGAGACCTCGCCCAGATCCTCGCCGCGCTCGACGGGGCCGCCTCGGTCATCGGCCGAGAGCGCGTCGGCCTCTACGCGGGCTACCGGATCATCAAGGCCGCGTTCGATGCCGGCAAGATCACGTGGGGCTTCCAGACCTACGCGTGGTCGGGTGGCCAGTGGGACGCGCGCGCACACCTCCAGCAGTGGTCCAACGGCCAGTGGGGTGACACCGTGGACTTCACGCGCGCCGTCGCTGGGGAGTACGGACAGCTCCCCGTCACGCGCACTCCCGACGCGGAGCCCGAGCCGACCCCGGAGCCGGAGAAGGTGCTGGTCGACAAGAAGCTGCTCGACCAGATCAAGGCGAGCTGGAGCGCGCTCGGAGGCCTGCTCTCGAAGCTGTGGTCGTGAGCGACGCGAGCGACGGCGGCGGCGGCGTCCGCATCCCGCCGCAGCAGGTCTATGCGGAGGTCCTGACCATGAAGGACTCCATCGCGGGCCTCAAGGGTGCCATCGAGCGTCACATCGCGCTGCAGGAGCAGACGAACGGCGCCGTCCGCGAGGACGTGAAGGAGCTGGACGGCCGCGTCGATGGGCACGACTCCGACATCGTCGGGATCAAGACCCGCCTCACCGGCATCGACCTGGACATCCTCATCCTCAAGGAGAGCGCCTCCAAGAAGGAGGCCCGCAAGGCCCCCTGGTGGAGCATCGTGGCCGCGGTCGGCACGATCATCACCGCCGGCTTCCTCGTGCTGAACCAGATCGCCCAGTACCAACAGCAGATCGCAATCATCGAGCGGATCGCTCCCTGACCGAGAGGTGCCCATGACGGAGCACTACAAGGCCCTGCCCGAGATCGTCGGAGACGAACGCTTCTACGCCGACCTGATCGACCGGGACAGGACGCGCAACTCGATCGCCTCGGAATGGGGCGTGTCTGCCGGATTCGTGAGCAAGTATCGGAGGCTCGCCACCGAGGGCCGGTACCCGGGCCGCGACACCGCCGAGCAGCCCGAGACCGTCGCGGCATCCTTCGAGCGCGACGACCACGGCAACGTCGTGATGAAGAAGACCGTCGACCGGATCATCCCGCTCGAGGAGTGGCTTGATGACCTCCGAGACCAAGGGCTCGATCCCGCCGACTTCACCTACTCGGTCGGGCACTCCGTCTGGATGCAGCACACGCGCGAGCAGCAGACGAAGACCCTCTACGCCAACAAGTTCTCTGCCACCCTCAAGCCCCAGGCCGTCCGTGAGGCACTCGTAAGCCACGAGGAGGTCATGCAGGCCATCCGGGGCTTCCACTTCATCCCCTCGACGCGCGCCTACCAGGACGCCGGCTTCGTGATCATGCCGACGGACCTGCAGACCGGCAAGGTCGACATCGGCGGCGGGTCAGCGGACACGGCCGAACAGGTGCTCGCTTCCTTCGCCCGCGCCGCCGAGATCGTGCGGGAGGAGCGACCGTCGCAGGTAGCCATGGTGGACGCCGGCGACATCATCGAGAACATCTACAACACGACCACTCAGATCGCCACGAACGACCTCGACCTGCCCCATCAGGTCGTTGAGGCGATGTACCTGATGCAGCAGGGCATTCAGATGCTCGCGCCGCACACGCGCGAGCTTCGCTACGCCGCGGTCAGCTCCAACCACGGCGCCCTCCGCACCGGCCCCAAGTCTCCCGGCGGCGACGCGCACGCGGACTACGGCCTCGCGGTGGCAAAGATCCTCGGCAACGCGCTCAAGCTCAATCCGAAGGCATTCGGCCACGTCATCGTCCAGACGCCCGAGAAGCACATGGAGTCCCTCGCGTTCGACATCGCCGACACGCGCATCGGAGCCGTCCACGGACACCAGACCTCCTCCCCCGACAAGATCGCCGAATGGTGGAAGGGCCAGGCTCTCGGGCGGCTGCCGGTCTCCGAGGCCGACATCCTCCTTGTCGGCCACTGGCACTCCCTCCGGGTGCAGCAGGCGGGCGACGAGCGCTGGATCTTTGTCGGCCCCTCCAGCGACCGCGGCAGCTCGTGGTTCACCAACCTCAAGGGCGACCAGGCCACCTCGGGCATGCTCTCGTTCTTCACGTCCGGCGGGCGATGGTCCGATCTCCGCATCCTCTAGACTCCGCCGCCGTCAGCCCAGCCCCAGCGAAAGAGAGAGCATGAGCATCCCCAAGATCAACCTCGAGCAGGTCGTCCCGGACGGCAAGATCCGCAAGCGCATCTACCAGGGCTTCGCCGGCCTGGGCCTCGCGCTCGGAGCCGCGGCCGTCGGCTACGGCGTCCTCCCCGGCGTCGACCTCCCGGAACCCCTCCTGGTCGCGAACGCGGTCTACGTCTTCCTCGCGGGCTCGGGTTTCCTCGTGGCCCAGGCGAACACCCCGACCGAGGCCTACGCGGGCGAGTAACCCGCACAAGAAGGCCCCCGGCTCGTTGAGCTCGGGGGCCTTCTTGTTTGCGTGCTATTTCACGCCGCCGGCGCGAACGTCGAGACCGGAACGGCGGCAGATCGAGTCCGGGGTGGCCAGAAGCGCCGCACCGTGGGTCGGTGCTGCCGAGCCTTGAGGAACGCGATCGCGTGGCGTGCCGAGTCAGTCGCGTGCGGCTGGCCGACGAACCAGAGCTGGTGAGCCTTGAGGAGGTCGTCCGGCGCGTTCGCCTTCGCCGTGTTCCGCTGGCCGGCGATCGGGATGCCCTCCACGCCGAACCGAGCGTCGAGCGCTCCCTCCACGCGCAGCGGCGTGACGTTGGGCCGCTCGGTGCGCTTGTCGTCGATGAACAGCTCGGTCACGATCTCGTCGGGCCACTCGCGCTCGTCGAGCCACCGCTTCGCGAAGACCCCGACCCCGCGGAGGCCGCCGCCGATCTGCCCGTGCTCGAGGAGCTGCAGCGGGGTCACGGGGTCGTAGTACCAGAGCGACCATCCGGTCGTCTCCCCCGGGTCGAAGGCGAGGAGGCGGGTCACGGCGCCTCCTCCAGCCACGCCTCGAGCACGCGGCGGACGAAAGCGATCTTGTCCTGGCGTTTCGCGAGAGTGGATTCTCGGGCCTGCTCGGGGGTGAAGATCGACACCCGCGCCAGGCCCGTCTCGAAGACGCCATCCCACAGGTAGGGGTACAGCCGACGGGCGACCGCTTCGACCTGCTCGTCGGAAATCGTTCGGGGGTCGAGGCTCACTGCGAGTCCTCCTTGACGGGCACCTGACGACGGGACGGGTCCTTGATGCGGCGGCGCTCGAGCCACGCGCGGACGGTCATGTCTTCGACGGCGATGAGCTCGTCGAGCGCGTCGTCGTCCGGCCCTCCCTCGATGACTTCGGCGAGGCGGTGGGCGACCAGGCGCCAGTGTTGGCCCTCGGAGCGCTTGCTTCGTGAGCCACCGACGGGCCAGTTCGGGTGCCCTTCGAGCATGAGCAGAACGCGGATGACCATGGCGCGGTAGTTCACGGTTCGCCTGTACGCCTCGGCCGAGACGGTGGGGTCTTCGGCGCGCACCTTGATCTCTCCGTCGACGCGGATGAGGGCGTGGTTGAGGGTCGTCCAGGTCCGCTCGATGACCCGCGGGTGCAGGAACGGGCTCCGGTACGAGGTCGTCTGGTAGAAGTCCTCGGTGACCTCATCGTGGAATTCGAGGTCATCGAGGGCGAGCAGCCGCTCCCACTCCTCGAGCTCGGGTTGCGCGAACGGGTTCGTCAGGATTTCTTCGAGCGTGATGGTCATTGCGATTCTCCTTCTGTTGGGTGTTCGTGAGTTTGGATTTTTGACCTTCGAGCGCTTTCCGCACGGCACGCGCGACACTCGCGCCGTCCACGCGGACAGACGTAGAGGTTGTCTCCCGAGAGGGGGTGTCCACCTCGGGCACATGCAACCTTTCGCGCGTTGCGATGAGTGCCATGCTCAACCGAGTCCGCGGTGTTCTCGGAGTGGGTCCCCCATCGCAGGTTGCTCAGAGAGTTGTTCTCAGTGCTGCCATCGCTATGGAGGACCTCCTGACCGGGCGGACATGGCCCCTTGAATGCTGTGAGTACGGCGCGATGGGCGTACACCCTGTGGCCACGAATTGTCAGCGCGAGGTATCCACCAGCGTCGGAGCGCATCTTGAGGATCCGCTCTCGCACTGGCCACGTGCCGCCCCTCGGCCCATCGACCATACGAGCGTCGCTGCGAATTCGACCCGTGTCGCTCACGGAATACCCCTCGAGGCCAGGGAGATCGCGCCAGTTTTCAATCACTTTCCCCACCTCCGTCCTTCGGTTTTCCACTCGGGGGCGCCACAAGATCGAGCCACTGAGTTAAGCCAAGCGGTCCGCTCACGCCTTCTGACGCCTCCCAATCGCGCGGCTTGCGCGGCGTCTTCTGCGTGGTGCGCCACTCCTGGCCCAGGATCGGATCGTAGGTGCGTGCGCCCTTGAAGTCGGACGTCGGCTTCTTCCCCTCCCGGTGCTTCCGTTCCCACGTCCCCTGCAGGGCGAGCATCTGACCGCCTGCGCGCTTCGCTGCTTGGATCACGATGGTCTCCAGGTCGTGCTCCTCGTAGCGGATGTCCCCGGCGAGGTGCGGGTCCTCGTCGCCTTCGTCGCTGTCGGCGGCGTACAGCACGGCCGGGATGTGAACGACCGATCGCGAGATCTCCACCTCCCAGTGATGACCGAGGAGTCGCCGGGCGAGCGTGCCTACGGCCCCTGACGCGGCAGCCGGGTCCTCCAGCTCGTGCGCGAACTCGACGACTTCGATCGTGGTGGTGGCATCGGCGGCCTTGTCGCGCTCCTTCGCCTCCTTCTGCGCCTTCTTCTCGGCGCGGTAGGCGCGCACCCTGTCGTAGACGCGCTCCAGCTCGTCGGGGTCCATCGGATACCGGGGCTTCGATCGCCCGCCGGCCGCGTCCAGCTCGACGTCGGACTCCTCGACCTCGGCGAGCCCGACCGGTATGGCCATGGCGTCCATCACTTTCGCCTCCCGTCAGCGTTTCGCCTACATGTCCGACACATGCGCCAGCCTCGCCAGACGTAGGTATTCGACTCCGTGAACTCGTGGCCATGCTTGCAACGCACCTTGGCTGCGTTCACGTTGGTGCCGTGAGTGACCTGATCGAGAACGTTGGCGCTGCGCGTGTCCCAGCGCAGATTGCCCGGGGTGTTCTTCGACGGGTTGCCGTCGTTATGACACGCGTCGAGCCCCTCGGGACGCGCACCAACGAACGCCTCAAGGACCAAGACGTGCACTAGTCGGCTTCGTTGATGACCATCTGCGGTGAGGCTGACTTGGTGGTACCCATCCTTCTTGCGGATCGACTGCGCCAAAATCCTGCCGGCGAGCCGGCGCCCATTAATGGCACGGCGGTCCAGCGAGCGGACGCGACCTTCGCTCGACACTTCGTATGCCCCGACATACCCGTCAACGGGGCGCCACAGCTCGTTCAATAGAACCTCACCGACGGAGCCGGAGTGGGCTCCTTGACGAGCGGCTCGATGGCCACCAGCCGCACCTCAGCGCCCATCACAGCGCTCAACCACCGCTCCTCGGTGACGACGCCCGGATGCGTCGACGGCGCGGTGAGGCAGGCTTCCAGGGCTCCTCGCACCGACTCCAGCCGATCGACGTTCTCGGGACGGATGTAGACGAACTCGCACATGAAGTCCGGCACAGCGCCGAACGCCAGCACGCGCGCGGGCCCAGCGGCGGCCGCCGGCGACGGCAGGATCTTGAACGGCAGGTTGAGTGAGGCCTTCGCCTCGCGCAGCAGTGCGTCGCGCCCCTCGACCCACACCGGGGGAAAGATCGGGAGCGGTCGGACCTCAGACATTGCCGACCTCGATGCGTGCGCGGCCGCGGCGGACTTGGGAGCGGATGGATGCGACGGAGACGTCGAGGAGGCGGGCGAGCATGAGCTCACTGGTGCCGGCGTTGACGATGCGGGCGGTGAGAACGTCGTTGGTCTCGCCGCGGTCGCGCAGGGCGAAGTCTTCGAGGATCCACGGGAGAGTGCCGGGGTTGAATCGGCCACCGGTGGAGTCCTTTTTCACGACGACCCGGCGGACCTCGTGCATGCGAGCGCCGCTGATCGCAGAGATCTGGGCGAGGGACCAGAGTCCGTGCGTGCCCAGCAGTTCCACCGCGCGAGCGCGTCGAGCGGGGTCCAGCCGGTCGGCACGGTGGTAGATCTCGTCGGCCTGCTTCACGGCCTTCCAGTGATTAGCCACCGGTCACCACTCCTTTCGCGATGAGGGTCGTCTTCGTTCCGTCCATCCATGTCGCGCGTCCCTGCGCGATGAGTTCCTCGATGAGGTCGAGTACGTCGCGCCTTCGGTTGCGGAAGCGCGGGAGGCCGTGGATCTGCTGGAGGAGCATGACGCCCCCGTTGTCGAGCACGGCGCGCTCGATCATGTTGACCTCGCGGGTGCGGAAGCTCTCGTCCGTGGCTTCGACCATGGTGAGGATGTTGGTCGCCCACTCCTCCGCCTGTTCGAGGGCGACGAGCAGGTCGCCGATCTCGATGCGCGCGCGGCCGCTTGAGAGGGCGACGAGGGCGGCGCAGCGGAGGATCGTCTCATTGAGGCGTCGGAAGGTGGGCCTGAGCCTGTCAGCGTAGGGGCCGTGGTGGCCGATGCGGGCGAGGTCGGCGACGAACGTCTTGTGCCTGTCGATGACCTCGCGCGGCATCTTCATCCGTACGGGCTTGTTGTCCTGCCGGGCGACCTTCATCACGGCGGACCCGAACTCGGCTGCCCACTGCTGGTACATCTGCTTGCCGCTGTTGACGGCCTCGTCGTCCTCGAGGTCGTCCTCTCCGACCCAGTCGCCGGCCATCGTCGCGATCGAGTCATCGGGTGCATCGCCGATCGCCCAGACGAAGCGGTTGAGGAAGCCCGATTCCCAGTCCTCGGGGCCCATCACATCGGCCATGCCCTGCGGGGTGCCCATGAGCGAGACGGTGAGGTACGAGCGGGCGTCTTTGCCGGAGATGTCGGCGTTGGTGTTGCGGAACACCTTGCCGACCTCGCCGTCGTAGACGGCTGTGATGATGCCGGGCAGCTCGCTGAAATTGCCGGGGCGTCGCCAGATCGGGATCTTGGTGTGCGCCTCGTCGAGGTTGAACCACGTCGATTTGCCGTCGAGCTCGATGAGGGTCTTGGGGAGGGAGTCGTTGGTGTGGTTGCCGCCGATGTCGGGGCTGTCGGCCGCGAGGTAGTAGGCGCGCATGATCTGCTTGATCGCGCGCAGGGCCTCCGACTTGCCCGAGGTGGTGCGTCCGACGGTGCATGTGTAGAGGTTGAGGGGGCGGTCCATGGCGCCCTTCTTCGGCAGGACGCCCTTCGAGCCGAAGACGATGGAGAGCACGACCCACCGATTCATGCGGTAGTACGGCAGGTTGACGGTGGAGAACGTCTTCTGTGCCCAGATGATGAATCGGGAGCCGAACCAGTCGCGCGCCTCGGCCCATTCGCGCTCCTCGGGCGTGAGGAATGATAGGCGGCGCGGGGCGGGTGCCGCGACGACGGGCATCTCGACGACGGCGGGCGGAGCGGACTCGGTGGGTTCGGGGCCGGCCTTGGCTGCGTCAACCTCGGCCCACAGCTCGTCGAGGGTGAGCGCCTTCCCGTGGGGGTCGTCGATGACCATCCCGCCGAACGTTGTGGGCGCGGCCTTGGCGGCGCCGGAGTGCCAGACGAGGGTGGCGACCTCCGTCTCGTTGACGCCCGCGGCGAGCAGGGCGTCCATCATCGCACGGCGGTGGCTGGGCGCGAGGTGCGGCTCGGGGGTGTGCGCCCAGACGGCGACGAACGGGTGCCCGTCGATCGCCGGGTAGGGCATCTGCATGGGGAAGCCGGTCCACTCGAGCAGCGGACGCGTGACCGTCGGGGGCTCTTCGTACTGCCCCTCCGTCGCGCGGACCATCGACTGCCACTGGACCTCGAGGTCGGATGCGCCGCCCTGCGACTCGTCCAGCGGGGTGTGCTGGAAGAGCAGGTCGCGGGCACCGTCGAACGTCAGGGCGTAGGCGTTGGAGCGGGCGATGCGGGCGAGCCAGCCGGCGGCACGGACGACGGTGTCATGCCAGCCGGATCCCGGGGTGTGAACGTCGGGTAGTTCCTGCAGCATCGAGACGATTGCACGCAATTTGCGTTCCTCGTCGGCGGATGCCACGGCGGGGATCTCCCCGTCCCATTGCCGCGACCCGTGAGAGTGTTCGGCGTCAGGGAGGCGGAAGTAGTCGACCCAGGCCTCGGGGAGGTACTCGAGGTCGTCGATGTCGGGCGGCCCATCCATCGGCGCGCCCTCGGCGTCGTACCAGGCGTAGGGCGCGCCGTCGGCGTCGGGGTTCGTGGAGGGCCAGACCAGGCTGTAGCGGTGGCGTGCCTGGATGATGTCGATGTCGTCCGCGGCCTTGCCGACCAGTTCGATCGGCTCGTGCAGGAGGAAGAAGTATTGGCGCGCGGGCGAGTCGGCACCGCGCGATGTGGAAGACGGAGTGAGCGGCAGTGGGCCGAGCTTCGCCTCCAGCTCGGTGAGCTGCAGGTCGCCCTGCTTGTCGCCGTACGCGTCGACGTCGAGGCGGACCTCGAGAGGGCCAGCGCGCAGCGCCGTATTCGCGGTCTCGGCGGGCTGGGTGTACCACTCTCCGTCCTCTTGGAAGCGGAAGCCGTTCGCGGCCCAGTCGGCGACCTTCTCCGGTGTGACGGTGCCGTTGCGGCCGGTGGCGCCGACCGGGACCGGTCGCTTCGCGCGCACTGGCATCGGCAGGAAGCCGCGCTCGAGGTAGAGGTCGGCGACCGTGTTGAAGCCCGTCACGTAGTTCGTCGCCTCCTGGCTGGTGGGGTGGATATGGGGTGGTGGACCAGGGAGGAGTCGAACCTCCAGACCGAGGAGCAGAGCGCACCCAATGATGTGGGCTGGATCGCCCGTGCGCTACTCCGATTCGGGCAACCGCGTTGCCGGCCCGGGGTGGGCGGGGAGTGGGAGCTCCCCGCCCGGGTGGATCAGTCCTCCGGTTCGGAGGTGAAGTCCTCGAGATCGAGGAAGTGCTCGGCGTACTTCTCCCACGCCTCGGAGGTCAGGTCCCCGTTGTCGTCGAGCTCGTCGTCGTCGGGTGTGAGGTAGCCGGTGATCTTGACGCATCCGGTGGCCATCAGAATGCCTCCGCCTTGATCGCGTAGTCCGCGCCGTTCACGGTGACGAGGAGCTCCCCCTCGTCGGTGATCTCGGGCGCGCGGTCGACGACGTAGCCGCCGTCGTGCTCGCCCTCGATGAGGAGGGATGCCAGGAACTCGAGGATCGGGGTGCCCATGGCTCAGTACCCCGTTCCGGCGACGGCGGCCTGGGCGGCGCTGGCGGCCGGTCCGGCCCACGCGGCGGGGACGGTGCTCGGCACCTGGACCTGTGCGGGCTGGGCGAGGGGCGTGCCGGGGGCCTGCGGTGTGTCCTGCGGGACGACGTGCCCGGGGAAGGATCCGCCGGCGGCGTACCCGGCGGGAGGGGCGGCCTGGTGTCCGGTGGGCGCGACGCCGGCGTAGGCGGGGACGCCGCCGGGCTGCGGAGCGTAGCCGGTCTGCAGCGGGGCGACCTGCGGCACGCCCGCACCCGGGAGCTGCGGAACGCCGCCACCGATGCCAGGCACGCCCGCACCCGGGAGCTGCGGCACGCCGCCACCGATGCCGGGGACGCCGCCGCCCTGCACGGGGGGCGTCCAGCTCGGGTTCAGACCGCCCTCGGGCGTGAGCCAGGGCGCGACGGTCGCCCCGGGCAGCAGCGTCGGGGTGTTCGCGAAGTCGTCCTGCGGCGCGTCGACGCCGTCGATCTCGTTCGAGCCGAGCGCGTTGTGCTGGTCGGGCGCCTTCGGGGCGCCGAGGATGATCGTCAGGCGTCGGCCTTCCACGTTCGAGGGGAGCGGCTTCTTCGCGAGGATGTCGGCGAGGGGAACGCCCATGACGTTCTGGAAGAAGTTGAAGAACATGCGGGCGGGCGCGCCGATGGTCTTCGACTCGTCGTTCTTCGCGTTGGGGTTGGGCGCGAAGCGCGAGAACAGCGGGACGCGCACGAAGTAGTGGCGACCCGCGGCGGTGGGGCTGTTCTGGTCGACCTGGACGTGCAGCTTGACGACCTTCTTGCCGTAGTTGCGGTTGGTCGGGTCCTTGGTCAGCTCCTCGACGCCCTTGTTCTCCAGGATGATCGCCTGGTAGGCGCCCTTCGGAACGGGCGGGAAGTCGCCGGAGGGCAGCGCCTCGGCGGCCTTTTCGGCGGCCTGGGCTGCGTAGTCGTCGATCTCGGGGGTGAAGCTCATGGCTCGGTTCCTCTCTCTGGGTTCAGGCCGTGGCCGCGAGTGCGGTCGGCTGGGTCTGGGCCGCGGCTGCGGCGATGTCGGTCTGGATGGTCGGGATGGCCGGCGACGCGTCGAGGGTGATCTCGCCGCGGATGAGGCCGTACAGCAGGGGCATCGAGAAGTTCTCGAGGCGGTTCGGGAGGAAGGAGCTGTACCGCTGCTTCGAGATCGCACCGGCGTCGCCTCCCATGTCGGCGATGATGTTCGTGCGCCCGTCCTCGGTGGTCTCCTTCGTCATGTAGATCACGATCGACGGGATGCCTGCGGCGGTGTCCTTGACGGATCCGGCGTACTTCGGCTTGAGGGTGGAGACGCCGGTCTTCTTGGCCTCCTTCTCGTCGACCTTGGTGTGGTTGACGGTGATGCCGAGCATGGTGGGGTGGTTCTGCAGCGCCCAGAGCATCTTCGAGGTCCACTCGGAGACCTTGCCCCACGCGGCGCGGCTGTCCAGTGCGGTGCCGGAGTCGTTCATGGTGTTCGCGAGGTACCACTCGGCGGCGACCTCTTGGGCGACATCGGCGGTGTCGATGATGAAGGCGTTGAATCCGTACGCCTTGCCGTTGTTGATGATGTCCCAGAAGTAGTTGTGGAACTTCACGAACGCGTCCGGCTTGGTCTTGTCGATCTTGATGATCGTGATGAGGCCCTGCGCGTACTTCTGGCGCAGCTCCGGGTCGTTGAGCAGCACCTCGGTTCCGTTGTCGATGTCGAGCACAGCGACGCGCTCGAAACCGCGGACCTTGGCGATCGTGAGTGCGGCTCGCGACTTACCTCGGCCGGGCTCGGCGTGGATCAGGATGGAGCCGGGCTCACCGAAGTCCTCGGTGGCGGCGACGTCGGCGGCCCAGATGGGCACCGGAAGCTGGGTGACGTTTTCGGTCATGGTGGGAGTTCCTCTCTCCGTGGGCGGGAAGTCTATGGGCGGTTTGCACGCAAAATGCGTGCGTCAGGCGACGAGTTGTGCGACGACCTCCTCGGGGACGTCGACGGGGGCACCGAAGACGTCGACGAAGTCGAGGTCCGGCATCCGGTTGAGATCCTGGGTCGCCGCCTTGCAGAACTTGCAGTGCGGCGCCGAGCTGAACTCGTGAACCGGCTTGCCTGCCTGGACGAGCTGGAAGATGTCGCCGGCGCGCTGCAGGAGGGCGTCGGCGTAGTCGCCGTCGTAGGCGAACGAGAAGACGTTGATGTCGTGGACGGCGGTGGGGTCGTCGTACCGGTCGTACTGGGGGTTGTCGAAGAACCCGGTTCCGTCGCGGCTGATGACGACGACGGATCCTCGGCGTGCGCCGATGCCGCGCTGGTAGAGCACGTTCTGGCCGTAGTAGTGCTGGTAGGTGTGCTCCACCTCGAGGAGCAGCTCGCTGTAGTCGCGCTCGGACAGCTCGGTGCTCGCAGCGCGGCGGGTGACCTTCACCCACTGCGGACCCTTCTTGGGATCCAGCTCGAGGTGGACCCACTCCCCCGCGCGCTCGATCTCCTTGTGGCGGCGGCCGTAGATGGGCTCGCGGCCCGCCTGGATCTCGCGGAAGTCGATCATGACGAGTGCCTGCTGGCGCTTGAGGAACTTCCAGTCGAGGACGTGGGCACCCGTGGGTGCGAGGTCGAAGTGGCCGGGGATGGGCCCGTATCCGGGGGCGATGCCGCAGACCACCGCGTTCTCGGCACGTGCGCCGGGGTAGAGCCGGCGCGCGATGGGGAGGCGCTCCTCCATGCCCTTGTGCGCGAGGGTTCCGAGGGAGCGCCCGAAGTAGGGGCGCTCCCGGAACTCGGAACTGCGATCGTGTCCGGCGAATTCGGCTGCCAGGCAGTTGTCGCAGGGGTTGGAGATGTTCGAGGCTCCGAGCTGGACCTGGCGGTCGCGCTCGGTCTCGGCGTTGATCATCTGGACGGTGAGGTAGCGCACGTCCTGATCGGTGAGCGCTCTGTCCGTGGAACGCGCCGGGGGGCTGGTCAGCGTGTCCATCTGCGCTCCTTGTACTTGGGGTGGGCGTGGATCTTGGTGTCGCGGTTGGCGACGCCGGTCGGGCGCTTGCTCGCGCCCTTCCTCCTCCTGGAGGGGCCACCTGTCTTGCTCATTTGTCACTCCTTCACCTTGGGGGATTAGCACCGTATTTGGTGATGGTTTGACCATATACGTGTCTAAGCGGCGAGGTCAAGGCTTTCTGCGGGAAGTTTTCGGCGAAGGTGAAGCTGGCGCCCGTTGTCCCACACAATGCCGCCGTGAACGCCCCACTTCGGCTTCTCGTGGAGGGCGCTCCTTCGGCAGAGCTCGAACAGGTCGCACTTCTCCGACGGCTTCATTCCCTCACACAGCCGGCGCGCCTCGGCGCGGGTGGGCGGCACGTCGCCGGTGTACTTCTCGGGATCCTGCGTCGCGCAGCGGGGTTGCGGCGCGCTCGCGTCGTGGCGGGCGAGGTCAAGGGCCTCGGCGAACTCCGGGAGGCGCTGCTTAGCGGGCATGCTCACGACAGCACCGCCCGCAGCTTCTCGACCAGACCCGGCCCGGCTGCCTCGAACTCGTCCGCGAGGATGCCCTCTACGGCGCTGAGCTGCTCGAGCCGCGCGACGGTCGTCAGGTGGTCGCGCCACGCGATGAGGTCCTGGTCGAGGGCGTTCTCCCGCCCCTGCTCTCGCCGCCAGGCGAGGAACGCCTGCACGGCGTCCACCTGTTTTTGCACGCTATCCATCAGAGTGTGACCTTCCGTTTGGGCGCGAACTCTTCATGCAGCGCGCGCAGGGTGGGGTTGTGGAGGATCGCGGGCCACACCCGCCGCCACTCCTTGCTCTCGACGGCGCGCTCGGGGAACTGAGCGGTCGCCCAATCGGACGTGGCCTTCTGTGAGTGAGGCGTGCCCTCCACGGCCCAGAGCGCCGGCATGCCGTGGCGGAGCGAATCGAGCACGCCGGGCGTGAAGCCGTCGCGCAGCCGGGGCGTGGGAGCCGCGTCGGCGATCCCCCACCCGACCACCCATCGACGGACGGTGCGCTCGCTCACGCCGAAGTGGCGAGCAACCTCCGAGGTGCGGCCGCCGTGCCTTCGCCATGCAGCACGAACCGACTGACGCGTCGCTCCACGCGTCTTCGGTTGCTCGGTCGGCCTCACGGGCGGTCCTCCTCGGTACTCGTATAAGGTTGCCGCCTCGGCCGCGGCGCGTCAAGGCTTGGGTGGGTCATGGGGCTCCGGAACGCTCGATCCGGTGACCGCGGCGCGTCCGGGCTCCAGCGCCAGCACCTCCGGCATAACCAGAGCGTCGGGAGCGGGAAGCACGAAAGCCGCCTCGACGACGTTGCCCAACGCGGGGAGTATCGCAATCTCTGGCCGCTCGCCCGTCAGCGGATCCCATGTTCCGAAGCCGGTGATGCCGACGCGGTATCGGGGTCCGAACTTGCGGAGCCCGACCTCCATGCGCCCGCCCGTGACGTGGAACACCACGCGGTCGTTGTCGTTCAGCGGTATCGCTGTCGGCTCGGTCGTGTAGCGCTCGTTCTGCGTGCTTCGCGCGATCATGACGCGTACGCCTTCGGGTACGTCGTCGCGGCGCACCGTCTCCACGGTGAGCCGTTCGATCTTGCGGCGGAGGTTGCGGAGTCGGGCCTGCGCCCACTTGGGCAGCTTGGCCTCGTCGTGCCCGTCGAGCTGGCGCGCGTCTTCTGCGCTCACGCCGTCACCTCCCATGGATCCTTCGACTGGAAGGAGATCCGAGAGATGATCGTCGAGGTGTGCCCCTGAGACTCGTTCGCGCTCGCGATCCCCTCCGCGGCGCGAAAGGAAAGCGCGGGCATCTCGACGGTGCGCTCGGGATTGCCGCCGATCGCGACGTCGACTGCCCAGACCTGCTCGCCGGTCAACTCGATCGCGGTCTGCATCTCGAGGGGCGAGACGTAGAGACTGTAGCCGCCGGCCGGGTATACGGGCGTTCCCGCTTGACGCCCATCCGTGCCGTCGTGCCGCGGGGCGCGCTCACCGTTGAAGACCACGACGACATACCAGCCGCCATCGCTCGTCATCGCGAACGGAACCATGACCTGATCGGTGCGCGGGAAGTAGAGCAGCTTGCCCTTCAAGTCGTGCGTGTAGGTGCGTTGCTGCGGGAGCGCGAGGAGGGCTGCATTGTCGGAGCCCGGAGGTGCCGGGACATCGCGGACGTCGGGCGAGAGTTTGGAGAAGTCGACCATCGGTGTTTCCCTTCGTTTGCGTGCTATGCGGCGGTCGCCGCGGTCATGGATGCGCGCATGTTCCATGCCTGGCCGATGAGCTTCTGGAAGCTCTCGACGTCGACGGAGTCGCGCATGAGGATGCGGGCGTGCTCGAACTCATCGCGGCCGTTCCGCATGAGCCGGCCGGGGCGGAGGTAGCGGCGGATGGCCTGGTCGTTGAGTGCGGGCGAGCCTTCGACGTCGGAGATCCACGCGACCTTGTCGCACACCTTCTGCAGCCCGTCGATGCCGACACCGAAGGACTGGATGGTGGAGATGAGCACGCGGAACTCGCCGCGGATGAACGCCTGCTTGAGCTTCTCGCGGGCGCCGCGGGACAGGTCGCCGGACCAGACGCGCACGTCGACGCCGGCGCGCTGCAGGCGGGCGGCCATCCAGTGGGCGCCGATCTTGGAGTCGGTGTAGATCCCGACCTGCTGCCCAGCCCAGCGCTCCTCGAGGAGGTAGCGCAGCGGCGCGCCCTTGGCGAAGGCTCCGTCGCGAGCGAAGTCCACGGAGCCGTCGGGGCGCGTGAGCGCGAGCTCGCCGATCGTGACCTGCCGCATTCGCGTGTGCAGCTCAGCGGGCATGTTGACCACGAGCGGTTCCTCGGTTCCCTCGTGGGACCAGACCCATGTCATCAGGTCGCGCTTGAGGTCCGCGATCTGCTCGGCTTGGGCGGGGCTCGGGTCGACGTACAGCATGAGCGGCGCCGGGATCGGGTCGTCGGCCTCGCGGCGGATGTAGCACGGCAGCGTGGCGACGAACGCGCCGGGCTCCTTCTCCCCCGTGGTGTTCATCACGGGGGCGAGCTGGCCGAGGTGGTCTCGGCGGTAGAGGACGTTGCCGTCCTCTTTGAGCACGGGGACGCTCGTCAGGTACATCGCCTTCCAGAGCGCGTGATTGCTCTCGACGTACTTCTGGCCCGTGATGGGGTCGTCGCCCGGCCAGACCCAGCGGGTGACGGAGTGCATGTTGTCGGGGTTGTTGAGGAACCACGTGCCGCTCATGGCGAGCTTGAAGGCGTTGCCCATCGACAGGAGGGTGCGGCGGGCCTGGGAGTGCTTGTTGGCGATCACCTGGCATTCGTCGAGGCCGATGAAGTCGACGGGGTGCTTCTTGAGCTTGGCGCGGAAGGTGGCGAGGTGGTGGGACTTGGTCGCCTGGATCGGAAGGAGCGCGGGGCCGATCTGGTCGGGAGTGCCCGCCTCGACGATGCGGCGGACCTGGGCTGGGCCGATCTCGCCTTCGGCCCGGTCGACGAGGTAGACCTCGCGGTCGGGCCCCGTGGTGCGTTCTTTGAGCTTGGGCCATCCGGTCTTGCTGTCCATCTTCCACTTCGGGCGAGAGAGGTCGGGCTTGCCGTCCTCTCCGTCGTGATACTCGGGGCGGCTCTCGAAGTCCTGCGCGACGAGGAAGTGGGAGCCGGCGATGAAGACGCCCGGCTCACCTTTGAGGAAGGCAGCGAGGTTGAAGCGGCCCGCGATGGTGCCGTTCATTAGGCGGGGAAGGATCGCACCGTCGGACTGGGCGTAGATGCGGTCGCGGAGCTGGAGGTGGGTGTCGGGGAGTCCGACGACGAGCGCGCGCTGGAAGCCGCCGCGGATGAGCACTTCGGCGAGCTGGCCGGACTTGCCCACGCCCATGTCGTCGGCGAGGAGTGCGCCGTCGGAGCCTTCGGGGTTGCCGCTCGTGCGGCGCTCCTCGAGGATCCGCTCGATGGCCCACTCCTGGCGGGGCGTGATGCGGCCGTGCTTCTTCGCCTCGCGCTCGTCGAGGGAGGGGTCGCAGGGCAGGAACTTGAGGATCTCGCGGACCTTCCGCCCCTCGTGCAGATGCACGAAGCGCAGCATGATCTCGGGGAAGTCGTCGTGCGGCTTCCACAGGAATGCGCCGCACGAGGGGCAGAGGTCGTTGTGCATGTCAGGCTCCGGGCTTGAGTGTGGCGACGAGCGCGTCGACGCCGGCATCGGTGAGGGCGAGGACCGCGACGGGCTCGCGGGTGAGGGCGTCTGCGCCGCCAGGCCAGACGAGAAGGTCCGTCACGAGTCCGCCCTTCACCTCGTGCTGCTCGACGGTCCAGTCCGCGTCGGTGGCGAAGTAGGTCTCGCGGTCCTCGCGGTCCTCGGCGATGGCGTCCACGATGGCCTGCCAGGTTGCACGCTCCTCCGGGAGGGTGGGCTCCTTCCCGAGGATGGCGGTAGCGATCTCCTGGGGGGTCTTCATCACGCGGCCACCTTACCCGCGGCCCATGACGCGACGCGCTCTCGGTAGGTGGGGTCCTCGCCGATGACGAGCGCGACGACCGGGTTGCGGCCTTCCTCCGCGGTCCACGCCTCGGTGAGCGGGAGCACGCGCCCGTCGACGACCTCGAAGTCGGCCCAGAATGCGCGGCCCGCGCCGTCGATGTCGAGCATGGCGAGCAGCGGGGCGAGCGTGGCGGCCGCCGGCTGAACGCGGACGACGCCGGGCTGGACCCACTCGAACTCGGAGACCACCTCGTCCGCGGCGCTGACCACGGTGGGCGTGTCCCCGGCGAGCTCACCGCCTCGAGCGAGGTAGCGGTAGACCGTGGCGCGGCCCTCGTGGCCGAATGCCTCGCGGGCGAGCCGCGTCGGTCCGACCCCCGCCTGGCGTGCGGCCCAGGTAGCGCGAGCGACGTTGTCAGAGGCTTCCTGGGTGCGCTTGGCGATCTCGGCGCGGACGGTCGCTTCGACGACCTTGCGAAGGGCGCGGTAGTCCTCGTCGGCCTTCTTCACGGCCTGGATCGCGAGCGACTGCTGGAGGGTGGTGGTCACAGCGCGGCTCCGATCGGGGCCGGCGCGTCGTGCGCGACGGATGCCTCGCCGAACACATCGGGGTCGATGTCGAGGCGGTCGAGGACGCGCGGCTCGATGTAGCGGTCCCAGGTGTGATCGTCGTCGGGGTCGGGCCAGCCTCCGCGTTCGCTCTGCTCGTGGAGGGAGGTCACGGCGCTGGCGATGGCGAGGTCGACGTCGAGCACGTCGACGGTGACACCGCGTTCGGCCAGGCGCTCGACGGTTTCGTGGGTGCGGTGGGTGTAGACGGGGACGATGGCGGCGATGGTCATGCCTGCTCCTTAGCAGTTGGGGAGGTAGAAGGTGAGGGCTTCGTCGGCGCCCCAGGCGACTGCGGCCGCATCTGCGGCGCATTCGTCGAGGGGCACGCCGTAGCGGTTCTGACGGACGTGGGCGAGTTCGTGGAGGACGAGGTAGGTGAGCTGCGCTCCTTCCACACCGGGCGAGAGCACGATGGTCTCGGGCTGCTCGGGGTGGAAGCATCCGCCGACGGGGGCGACGTTGAGGCCACAGTTCACGGCGGGGTCGGCTGAGTAGACGACCTGGACGAGCGGCTCGGATCGCTGGGCGAGGATGCCGTATGCGTCGAGCGTCGCGGGCGTGGCGACCGGAGGGAGGATCACCGGCGGCAGTGGCGTCGGGCCTGCCTCGGCGTGGGGATCCGGTTCGACCTTCACGGCCGTCGGAAGTGCCACCGCCGCGGCGACGTTCAGCGCAGCGAACGCGGCGACGATCACCACGCCGCCGACGATCGCACCCGAGGCCTTCACGCGGGCACCGGCTCTCCGCCGAGCCATCCGCGTTCCAGGCCGTAGCGGAACAGGCGGTCGTAGGCGCGCGCGAATCGGGCGACGGCGGGGTGCGGGATGACGTACCGCTCCCCCGTCGCGCTCTCACGCGTGAACGGCTCGAGTCGCTGCTCGAGTTCCGCGCGCTCCTTCTCCCAGTCGGTGCGGCTCATCGTCCCGCCTCCCATGCTTCCCAGGCGCGCAGGGCCTCGGCGCGGGCCACGCGCGCGGCGTGATCCCGGGTGCGGAACGTGCCGAGGTCTTCGTGGTCGACGATCTGGAAGCGCGGTCCCGGGGTGGTGCGGAGTTGCACGGTCGCGCCGTCGGGGAAGACGACCCCGAGTGCGCGCCAGTGGGGTCCCTGGCGCTCGAACCGCGGGTACCAGTCGTCGCGGGCGAGGTTGGCTCGCATCGCTCCGATGCGCGCGCCCTCGCGTCCGGGGGCGAAGGTGGCGACGGTGGTGTCAGTCATCGAGCTGTCCTTCCCTGATGGTGAAGCCGACCTGGCGGCTGCCGTCGCGGTCGCGTTCCATGAGCACGGTGTAGCCGCGCTGGTCGGCGATCGCGCGGACGCGTTCGAGCGAAATGTCGTCGAGCATGTCGCCGGTACGGATGATGACGAGCTTGATCTCGGGGTTGTCCGCGGTGGCGACGGCGAGGGCGACCTGGAGGCGGGCGGCGGTGTTGACCTGCCCGAAGGGCACGCCGTCGAAGGTGATGCCGGTCTCGTCGACACCGAGGCCGGGGACGGGGAAGTTCGCGGCGGCGAGACCGTCCCGCTTCTGCTGCTCGATCCGGTCGATGATCGCCTGCTGCGCTTCGTGGCGGGTGCGGGCGACGTTCAGCTCGCCCTCCAGCTTGAGTCGGTCGCGCGCTGCTCGGACGTGCGCGTTGACCTGATCGACGGACGCGAGCTGCGCCTCGATGGCGCTGGTGTCGACGGGCGTCTGGGCCGCGTGCACACGAACCTGCTCGATCCCGGCGACGATGCTGTCCCGTTGAGCGCGGGCCTGCTCCAGGGCGGCGAGGAGGCGCTGCTCTTCGGCGTTCCACTGTTCGATGGCGGCCTGCATGGCGTTGGCCTGGCTCTCGGCCTGGCTGATCGAGGTGTTCCAGTCGCGGGCCTGCTGGAGGTCCGCGAGGAGTCCGAGGCTGGTGACCTCCTCGGTGGGCGTGCCGGCGGGCACGTCGGGGGCGCTGGCGAGGGCGCCTTCGAGGCGCTTCACGTCGCGGCCCGCCTCGCGCCGCATGTCCTCGGCGTTCACCTTCTCCCGTTCGAGTTGGTCGAGGTCGAACGGGAGGGAGACCTTGGCGAGGAGGGCGTCGCGCTGCTTGCGGGCGTCGAGGTTGAGGAAGGTGACGGGGTCGAAGATGACGCCGCCGGTGAGCTTGGCGACGACGTCGGACGGCTTGGGGAAGCGGGTGCCGTCGAGGCTGACGACCTCCAGCTTGCCGCCGTCGTCCTTCTTCCAGGTGCGGGTGATGCGGATGCCGAGGTTGGTGTCCACGAACTCGGCGCGCGCCTCGTCTTCGCCGTCGCGGATGGGCTTCGGGGTGAGCTTGGTGCCGCGGGCATCGAAGAGTTCGCAGATCCCGTCGATGAAGCTGGACTTGCCCGCCCCGTTGGCTCCTGCGATGACGACGAGGGATCCCTCGGGTTGGAGCGTGATCTCTCGCACGCCCTTGTAGTTCTTGACGGTGAAGCTCTGGGTCACGGGGTGGTCTCCTGTTCTGCGTCGTACCAGATCGAGTAGGTCTGGCCGGTGATGGTGGTGAGGTAGTTGCGGATCGCGGCGGCGGCGTCGAAGTCGGACTCGAACACCGCCAGCTCGTCGTCCCGCTCGATGCCGTAGTCGCTGTTCACGGGGGCGAAGACGCCGTGCGGCAGGGCGCCCTCGTAGGGGGTGAGGTTGACGGCTTCGCCGCTTTCGTCGACGAGCCAGATCTCCCCCTCGAACGCGATGCGCTCCTCGCCGGTGGCGCGGTACTCCCGGACGGGCAACCACTTGTTGACCTTGCCGCGCCCGTGGGCCTGGGCGAACGAGTCGGCGAGGTTGGTCTTGCTCCGAGTGGGGGCGACCGGCTCCGGGCCGTGGCTTATCGCACGATCTCCAAGCCCGCGCAGCCACTCCACGTCGTTGCTCTTGTCGTCGAACATGAGGTCGGAGACCTCACCCGGCCACGCGTCGAGCGTGTCGTCACGCTGGGCGCGGTCGGCGCGGATGCCGTCCTCGATGAAGGCGGCGAGTTGGTCGAGGTCTTCGATGACCGGCTCGTACGCGCCGGTCTCGGGGTTCTGGGTGTCGGACAGGGTGGCGGTCTCGGCGACGTCGCGCGCGATCTCCTCGATGGTCTTCATGTCCAGTCCTCCGTCCATCCGTCGGGCAGGCTCACGGCGTGACCGGGGGCGTCGCCGTGGCTGTAGTACATGGTCTCTTCGAGGTAGGGGCGCTCCTCCGAGTCGAAGTAGATGCGGCGGTGGTCGAACGAGTCGTCGTCGGGGTACTCGTTCGGTGCCCAGTGCTCGGCGGGGCTGATCGCGAACAGGTCGCCGTCGCTCACGATGCCGTCGCACCTCGGGCAGCGTAGGGCCATGAAGGTCTCGCCGTCGTCGGTCACCTCCTCCTCCACGAGTGCGGGGAAGGTGTGCGCGCGGACCGCGCTCTGTGCGGCACCCAGGGCTGCGATGAGGGCATCGCCCTCGGCGTCGGTGACGGTCACGCGGTCACCGCCTTCTGCGGGTCCAGGGCGTCGAGAAGGGCCATGACGGCTTCCATCGACTGCGGGCCCAGCTCGGTGTAGATGTCGCCCCGGTCATCGCGACGCACGTAGCGGCGAACGTTGGCGATCAGTTCGTGCAGGTTGGCGGGCACCATGTCGCTCACCTTGCTCGCGGCATGGATGTACTCGCCGTTCTCGTAGACGGTGGTCTCCTGCCCGGGGCCGTCGTTATCCCACTCCTGGTAATGGGTGATGCGGCCCGTCGTCTTCGACAGTTCGATCAGGGCGGCGATCGCGTCGTCGGCGCGGTACTTGCTGCGGCCCTCGATCGTGATGTTGCCCTCCGGGTTGCCGGGACGCTCGGGGAGCTTGTAGCCCGGGTTCCACGCGTACGGCTCGTACTCGGGGATCGTGACGCGCTCGTCGTCCTCGTCACGGTCCTCCCAGATTTCCGCGTCGCCCGTGAGGGCGTCAGGCAGGGTGTCGAGGGTGAGCGCGCCGGGGCGCTCGATGGTGATGCTGTTCCAGGTGCTCATGCGTTCTCCTTCGTGCGGGGGCCGGCGATGACGCCGGCGGCGTAGTAGAGGCCGGCGATGATCTGGCCGGCGGTGGGGTTGGGTGCCCAGCGGCACGCTTCGTTGAGGGTGTGGGGACGGAGCAGGAGCCCGCCGTCGAGGCGAACCTCCTTGGCATCCGCCCACGCGGCGGGGTGCTGGTCCTCGGCGGCGTTGGCGATCCGGGCGCGGTCCTCGGTGGAAAGGCTCGGGAACAGAGCGAGCGCGTCGAACAGACGGAGCGCGTCGTCGTGGTGGAGGCTCACAGTCGGTCCCACCCCTCGGGCATGACGACCCACGCCTCTTCGTCGCTGTCAGGGTCGCGGCGCATGAACAGGTCGTCAGCGCCCTCGAAGTCGCAGATGCCGAGCTCGGCGGCCATGAGGTCGAGCGTGTCGTTCAGCTCGTCGGTGTACTGGTCGATCTCCTCGGCCCAGCGCTCCTCGTCCTCGCCCTCCACGTAGAAGCCGTCGAAGGTGAGGCGGGGGGTGTCGTTCAGGCGGAAGATGAGGCCGGTGACGCCCTCGGGGATGAGGCGCTGCATCTCGTCCAGGGTGGCGTTTCGGTGCGCGGTCTCGGCGCGCAGGAAGTCCGCGCGGACGGCCTGGAATGCCTCGCTGGTGATGGTGGTGGGGTAGCTCACTGGTTCACGCTCCATTCGGCCACGGTGCGGCCCTCGATCTTGTGGATGCCGGACGACACCGGCGGGGTGAGGCCGTCGACTTCGTTCGCGAAACGGTCCGCGACTGCATGCAAAACGGCGGCGATCTGGTCGCCCGACTCGGCGGCGGGCATCGTGAGGGTGAATCCGGGGGCGCTCATGCGGGGGTCTCCTGTTCTGTGAATCGAGCGAGGCGGGTAAGGACGCGGCGGAAGTGCTCGCGCTCTTCGTCGGTTGCCGTGGTGCGGTGGTCTGCGCCGAAGCCTTTCCACCAGGCGATGCGCTCGGCCTCGGTTTCGCCGGGCTCGCGCGGCTCGTCGCGGAACGCCACGAGTAACCAGTTCGGCTCGTTGTGCTGGGGGTGGTCGTACTCGGGGCGGGGGTTCGGCACGGTCTCCCCCGCGTAGTTGGAGCCAACCGCCACGCGGCGACCCGTGCCGATAGTGCTGAGGGGGCGCGGGTCTCGATTGAGGTCGCGCGGCGTCTTGCTCGCGAACATCACGAGAGCACCGCCGCCCCGGAGCCGCTCAGCACGGCGGCGGCCTCCTTGTCGTACTGACGGCGGAGCCACGAGTCTGGCCGGTCGATGACGCGCTGAGCGTCGGCGCGCGTGCCCTCGCTGTCGGCGCACCGCCCCGGGGCGATCATCACGCGGTATTCCACCGTGCGGCCTTGCGCTCTTCGCTCCACGGTCCAGGTGTGGGGCGGGTGGGCTTCGTACTGCTCGGGGAGGTCGAAGAGGCTCACTCGTCGCTCACCGCCTCGAAGCCGACCAACGCGCCCTCGCGGTGCTCCTCGAACGGCGACCATCCGCCGCTAATCTCGTCGTCGCTGCTGCGGTATTCGAGCCGGTGAGCGTCGAACAGGGCGGATGCCAGGGTGAGGGCTTCGGTCGAGTCCTCCTGTTCGAGGGTTGCCAGCTCCTCGGGGGTCGGGTCGATGACCTCGAACGTGATCCAGTGGCGCACGTTCGCGCCCACGGTGACGAATGCCGCGGTCACCACCTCACCCCCAGCCGGTCAGCGAGGAAGCGGGCCGCGACGGGAGCGAACGCGCGCGCGGCCTGCTCGTAGATGCCGTCGGCGTTCAGCATGTCGTCTGCGTCAGTGGCGTCCGCGTGGAGGTTCGAGGCGCGCTCGGATGCGTCCCGGAACACCTCGACAGCGGCACGGATGGCGGCGTAGTCCTCGGTGGACTCGCGGCGCTCCTTCTCCTCGCGCTCGATGAACCGATACAGGCTCAGGCTGTCGGTAGCGGTGGCGAGGCGGCGCACTTCTTCCACCATGCGCCAGCGCGCGAAGTGGGCTTCGTTCCACCGGTCGGCGGTGCCCTCCTCGGCGGCCCGGGTGAGGAGGCGGAGGAGTTCCGCGCCGGTGATGGTCTCGGCCACCTTGTCGGCGCGCGGCTCGTCGATGCCCCGGCCAGACGACCCGCCGCCCGGGGAAACGTGGAGGAGGAGCACGCTCCCGGCGATGCTCTCGGCGGTTGTGCGTTCGGTGGTCACAGTCCGCTCACCTCCGCGCGCGGCGGGAGCCACGGGAGGCCGTCGGCGTATTCGCTGATGGGGTCGCCGTAGCTGTAGATCAGGCGCGCGATGTAGTGCGGGTCGTCCTGGTTGTCGTTGTGGTCCTCGACCATCTCGGGATCCCCGATGCCCCACCCGCGAATCAAGCTCGCGGCCAGGTCACCGCGGCCCGCGGCGGCGAGCACGTCGGCGAGGGCGACGGCCTCGGAGAGAGTGAGTGCCCCGTGGAATCTGTCGGCCATGTCCCACATGTGCTCATAGGAGTGCGCCCAGGCGTGGCACGCGCTCCCAGCGCTGGGGGTGGTGTGCGTGGTGATCATCGTGCGTTCTCCTTCTCGGTGAGGGCTTGCAGGGCGGCGGCGGTGGCGATGGTGCGCAACTCGATGCGCTGACGTTCGGGCAGGTTCTCGCGGTACGTGTGGCGAATGAGGCCGTCCGCGATCCGCTCGGCGCGCGCCTGGTTCTCGGCGTCGCGAGCGGCTGCAGCCTCGGCGCGGTACATTTCTCCGCATTCGTACCGGTCGAGGTGGCGGCGTCCGTGGTCCTCGCAGAATCCGGGCATCAGCTCTCCCCCAGCAGGTGCAGCAGCTCACGGGCGGCCTTGCGTGCGCGGTAGCGCGCGGCGGCGTCGCCGTCGTCCGCGGCATCGAGGAGGGCGCGGAGCTGTGCGGCTGCGCTGGCCACGCTGTCGCGCCACTGGGAGGCGGCGAACTTCGCGCGGACGATGCCGTCCGCCATGGCGACATCCTCAGCGCCGCGGTCCGTCTGCGGGAGTCTCATCCCGGCGTCGTAGACCCACCTCGCGCCGCTGTGCGGGTTCTTCTCGACGGTGGCGAAGTCGTCGAGGACGGAGGGGAAGCCGGGGCCGGTCACGCCGCACGCTCCAGGAGATACAGCGCGCGGTCGCGGTCGTCGGCGGTGGCGTAGAACTCGGTGGACAGGTCGCCTTCCACGTACGTCGTGAGCGCGTAGGGGTGTGTCGCCGTGATCTCGGGCCGTGCCGCGCGCCCGTACTTGTTGCGCGTGTCGTACGCCGCGAACAGCACGAACGGGGCCGACTGCATGGGGTTGGAGTCGGTCGGCTCGCTGATCTTCACCGCGCGCCCCGGCTCCACCTTGCGCATGCGCGCCGCCCACTCCCCCGACGATGCCGGGGTGTGAGTCCGCATGTAGAACGGTTCATCGCTACCGGGGCGGCGGTACGCGGTCGCGGCGGCGTGCTCGCGGTACTTCTCCCAGGCGGTCACAGCGCGACCCCCTCGGGGAGTGCGCCGAACGTGCGGAGGTTGGATGCCAGCGCGGCGCGGTAGGCCGCGGTCGCGCGGTCGAGGATTTCGGCGAGGGCTTCCGCGCCCGCGGGGCCGTCGAACGCGTCCCGGATCAGCGGCACGGGGTTGTGCCCGCTGTGGTCGTTGTCGAGCCGGTACAGGTTGGGCGCGTGGCCGATGGTGAGGCGCGCGGCCTCGCGGGCGTTGGATTCGCTCACGATGAGCGCGGCGACGCGTGCGCGCACCTCCTCGGCGGTCAGCGGTGGGAGGTGGAACGAGAACGCGAACGGGTCGCCCGCCTCGCGTTCGAGGGTGGCGCGCTGCGCGTCGGTGAGCGGCGCGGCGTAGTTGCGGGTGGTGGCGTGCGCGCCAAACGCGCTCGGGCCGTGCGTGCCGCTTGCGCGGTCGTAGGGGCCGGGGCGCATCCCCAGCGTGATTTCGACGCCGATGCGCTCGGCGCGTCCGATCTTCACCGGCTCGTCGTAGTCCCACGCGGTCGCGCCCTCGGTGGGGTTCGCGGCGTCCGGGCCGGGGCGGTAGGGGCGAAGCTCGGCGCGGTCCTCGAAGGGGCTTCCGGCCTTCTCCACCTTGCGCGTGTCGGTCACGCGCCACAGGACGCCGGGAACGCTGGGGAGGGTGAGGAAATCGCCGTAGGTCAGAGTTTGCATGCTAATGGGGTTCCTTTCAGGCCAGACGTTCGCCCGACAGAGCGAAGTCCTCGAAGTGTTCGAGCAGGCCGCTACGGTGCGCGGCGAGGATGCCGACCGCGCCCGCGTTGCGCGGGGCGTCGGGGAGCGCGGGGACAGGCTCCCCCGGCGCGTAAAACGTGGAGCGGGCGCGGCGCGGGACGCTGCGGAACAGGTGGCGCGGGATGACGCGAACGCGGCGGCGGCTGGGGTTGGGGGTGGCGGCGGCGATGTTCACCGCTTCCCGCCCTTCGGGGCACGGCGGGTGTACGCCATGCCGAGCGGCGAGAGGCGCGCGCGGTGCGGGAGCCGGTCGGCGTCGGCCACGACGAGGCCGAGCGCGTCGAGCTTCGAGAACATCGAATCGGTGAGGACGCTCCCCCGGTGGATGGGGACGCCGGGCCGGTTGTCGGCAGCGACGATGTCGAGCGCCCGGCGCTGGGGAACGGTGAGCTTGACCGCGGCGATGGTGGCGTTCTGATCCACGAGGCGGCGGGCGAACGTGTCGCGGGCGCTGGGGGCGTAGTGCGTGGTCACGGTGTGGTGTCCAATCTCGGCAGGGGCCGTATACGTGTATATAGTCTGATGGAAGTTGATACGCCGCACAAGTGGGAGCGGCGAAATTGCGTGCTAACGGCGTCCAGGGCGGGGTGCGGCGGCGACAGCCGGCCAAAGGATGTCCCCGAACGGCACGCGGTTGAGCGGGCGGCCCGTGACACTCACGTTCTGCGGGTGCGGGTCGTGAATGGCGCGGGCGATGAGGTCACCGCTCACGGGGTAGCCGTGATCGGCCATGAAAGGCGGGAGCGCGTGGACCTTGACCGAACCGACCGGGCGCGCGGGGGCGTGCGTGCTCACGCGGTCACCTCGCGGCGGAAAACGCGGACGTAGGCGGGATCTGCTTCCTTGATCGTGAACGTTCGCCCGTCCGTGAGGAAAACGGTGACCTCGAACTTGTCGCTGTGAACGGAAATGTCCGGGTACTCCGTGTGCGTGTAAATCCCGCTCTCGTTCCGCTGCGAGCCTAGGTCGGTCGGGCCGTAGTCAGCGGTCCCGCGCGCCTCAGCGAATCCGGCGAGCGTCCCCACGTGGGTATTCATGTCGAGCCGGGTCGCATCCTTCGGGCCGTGCAGCCGTTTCGCGTAGTGGTCGATCATCACGAGCTGCCCGACGTGCTCGGGCATGAGCGATGCCTCATCGAGCCAGAAACCGTCATGAAAAACGGTGCGGGTGTCGGTCATCGCGTCACCACCGATGCCAGGCGAACCGAACCGCGCGCGGCTTCGTGGGCGTTGAGCGCGTCGGAAATGGCGGCGTCTACCTCGAGGTAGTTCACTTCGTCCCGCGGGGATGGGCAAGCGACGCGCACCTTGTCGCCGTTGTGCGTGGTGACCATGAATCCGCCTCCCCGGGGGATCGAGTAGGCCTCGCCCTCCCAGGTGTGGAACCACGGGCCGGACCACACTTCGAGGCGCTGGCGCTTGTGCTCGGCGGTGTAGTCGTAATCGGTGGTCACGCCGTACCGGGTGGGGATGAACACGGCGCGAGGCTTGCCCATGTCCGCGACGTGGCCGTGTTCGTTCGCGGCGTCCTGTACGGCGTCGGCCCATGCGTCGAGCTCGTCGAGGGTGAGCGGGCCGTCTGTGCTCATTTCGACGGTGAGAGTGACGGCGTAGCGGTGGGCGGTGCTCGGGGCGAGAGTGGGGGCGTTCACGCGGTCACCGCCGCGGTGTCGTGGGCGGCGAAGATGGCCAGCACGTCCGCGTGCACGCGCTCCTCCATCGCCAACAGGCCTTCGCTGCGCTCTTCCCGCGGGGTGTCGTACCACGCGCGGGTTTCGGCGCCCTTGTGCCCCTGCGCCTCCCGGTAGGCCTTGTGCGTGCCGAGGTCAACGCGGATCGTCGCGATGAACTCGCCGCTTACGTGGGTAAGCCGGGGCGTGTCGAGCGGCGCGAGACGTTCGTTCACGTGCAGCAGTTCGGCGCGGCCCTTCACCGCTCCGTCGGTGACGTAAAAGCGGTCGCCGGTGACAGCGTGACGGGCAGTAAGCGCCGGGATCCGCACGTAGCGCGTGCCGTCGATCGTGGTGATCTTGCCGCGGAACTCGCACACGATGCGCGACGGGTCGGGGGCGGTCACAGGGTCACCGCCGTCAGCTCGTCCGCGAACGCGTCGAACTCGCGCCCGTCGAGTGCTCGGAGCCGGTACATGGGGCCGACTTCCTCGTCGAGGTTGTCGGCGGGGTTGTTCGAGTCGAGGGGACGAATGACCGTCACCGTCTGCCCGTCGAACTCGGCGGCGTATTCGTCGGTTCCGTGCAGCGTGAACGTCACCGCGTCGCCGGGGGCCGGGGCGGGGCGCACGTTCTGGGCGTCGTGTTCGTAAAGTCGCTTGACTTCAGCGTGGGCGTTCTCCGCACTGTCTGCAAAGATGACGTGCCCATCGGCCCACCACTCACGTTGAGTGGCGACGGCCTGGGGGTCATTATTCTCGTCCCGTGTGGGCGTGTGCGTCGTGGTCATGGGTGACCTTTCTGTGAGGGTGACGCGGGCGTGTGTGGGGGGTGTCGCGGGGTGGTGCTGGGGTGGGGAGATAGTTAGGCGGGGGCCGTCGACGTGGTGCGGTGCGTTCGCGCGTATTTGGCGCGAGGGCTGCGGAAACGGTGTCTCGCGGGGTGATTCGTCCCGGGATTGCGTATCCCTGGTGCGTCTCACTGGTGCAAGGTTTTGAGCCGTATTCGCGTCCGGAACGGGGTTTTCGAGGCGTGCTCGCAAAATACGTATTCGGACAGGCGGAATTCCGCGGGACAAGAGAGAATCTGAGAATCACTAAGACTATGAATGTATATATGTACTATTCGTCTAGTGCATGTATCCACGGTCTACCGGTGAGCCTGTCGGGGACCGGTTCACGGCAGGGCCGAACTAGTTAGGTTCGGGGCGTCGTCGGCCTAGGCGAACCGGGGCCGACCGGATGCCGTGACCGGCTGCGAGTGCTTGAGGCCACGCGCACGGCGACGGGTGAGGGTGGCCTGTCGGGCCGTGCGGGTGCGCGTGTTGTCGCGGGAGTTGTTCGGGGTGCTCACGGGGTATCTCCTGTCTGGGGTTGCGTGCTATCGGTGGCGGATACCGTGGCCTAGTCCGGGCGTGAGCCGGTGCCGCCTGTGCGAGCTAGGCCGGTGGGGATCAGCGGACGTTGAGCATGGGCTGAATCATGGTCACCATGCGCTCGCCGAGCGTGGCGCGGATCGGCGGGCATTTGCGCGTGCCCGTGCTCGCGGGAAGTTGGAAGCGCCATCCGGCATTTTTGCCGACGACACGGGCGAGGGCTTTACCGGCCTTGACGAGTTGATCGAGTCGGTCGGTTCCGATGGCGAACGGGGAGATTTCCACGTCCTCGGCGGATGCGTCGGTGATCAGTCGCTCGACGGGCGGATAGTTGCCGCCGACGGGGACGAGTACGCGCGAGGATTCGATTGAGTCGGTCCACCCGATGGTGACGGTTTCGGCGGTGACGGTGAGCGTCTGCCCGCTCGTGGGCTTGTGCTTGCCGATCCATTCGGCGACGTCGCGCGGGATGAGGACGGCGAAGTCCGGTTCGCTCGGCCCTTCCTCGCCGTGGCGCTCGACACTCTCGTCGTAGGTGGTGTGCTCGTATCGCGCGATGGCGTAGCGATCGGTTGCGATGAGGTAGCGGTGAGTGACTTTCACCGCTCCGATGATGGGCGTTACGTCGTCTTTCGACGTGAACGGCAGGACGGCGCGGAATGCGGCGGTGAGGTCCGCGGTGAGGGGGATGACGATTGCGGGCGCTGCGGTGACGGTGGGGGCCGCGGTGGTCATGGTCATGGTCGGTTTCCTTCGTTCGGTTGCGTGCTATTCGGGCTTGTGAGTCGAGACGATGAGGCCGGTAGCGCGTTCGATGACGCGTGTGCGCCAGGCTGCGGATACGCGTTGCCAGCGTTTCGCTTCAAGGTAGGTATCGACTTGTGCGAGTAGTTCCCACTCGACGCCGAACCAAATTTCGACGTCGTAAGGGCCGGTGTGCTCAGGCACCATAGAGCCATGCGAGCGGGACGATGCACAGTAGGACGGTGACACTCAGACAGGCGAGCCAATCCCCGACGGTGCGGGGGATGATGGGGGCGCGGTTGGTCATGTCAGTACGCGCATTCGGGCGCGTACGCCGCGACGAGCGCACGGGATTCGGTGGTGCCACGGGGCACACCGTACACGAATAAGGCCAAATCCATACACGCGGCCCTCACGGCGGCGACGGCGTACCCGTTCGGCATGCTCGTCATTTCCGTCAGGGTGAGCACTTCGCGGGCGTCGCGGATGCGCTTACGCAACTCTGCTTCACGCTCAGCACGCAACTCAGCGGCGATGCGAGTAGGGCGACGTCTGGCGTGTGCACGTACCAGCACCGGGCATTCGGGAGACAGCTCAACCGAATGGGTCACATTGAGGCGAATCGGGCGATCGGGTACGATGACAGTCATCATCTAGTCCATTCACTAGGTGGTCACGCCCCCGGCCGGTTGCACCCGGTGCGGGGGTCTCTCTGTACCTAAAGTGTACCACAGAACGCGGCATCTGATACACCGAAATAGCCAGATCAGACCAGGAAACCACTCAGATTCTGACCCACCAGAACAGGGCAAGGTACCGCCGGGCTGCACCCGCACAGATGCCGACCCCTCCCCCGATTTCGGGGCGCTCAGCGCTGCGTTGGGGCCGCCCTGCCCTCGTCGCTCGTCACCTCGAGGATCATCTCCGCCAGGCACTCCGCGTGCCACTTCCAGCAGCCCACCCGATGCGTGCGGACCTGGCCAGCGTTCGCTCCCTGCACCTCTCGCGCGAGGGCTCGCAGCTCATCCACGGCATCCATGCCACGAAGTGTATCCCGCATCGTTCACCATCCGGAAACCTCTCAGCCGCCCAGCGGCCCTACCTTCCATCCGTGGCTACTGCAGAAATTCCAGCGCCTCCCGCCAAAGGATCGGGCTGTATGGGCGTCGGCTGCGGAGGATGCCTCGTCGTCCTCGGCGGTGGCCTCTTGCTCATCATCGCGGCAGTCGTCATCGGCGCCTTCGCCGGCTTCACCCCGTCGGCGAACAAGTACACCGCGGCTCAGCAGTGCGAGCAGACAGTCTCCTCCTACCTCAAGGCCCCGTCCACCGCTCAATTCCACAGCGACATCTCGGCTGCGACCGAGTCCGCGATCGACGCCGGGCCCTGGCTGATCATCGGGACCGTCGACAGCGAGAACGGCTTTGGAGCGATGCTGCGCTCCAACTACTCCTGCCACGTCACCTTCACACCTTCGAGCAACTCGTACGCGGTGGAGCTCCAGGGCGTAGGCTGACAGGTCGCGAGCTCGTCTATGAACACGTGTAAGACTCCAACCCCGCCTAGACTCCGCCCCACGGCCCCCGGCGCGCTGCCTCCTCTCTCAGTGCGCCGGGGGTTGACCAATTCACTGATGCAGCAGCGCCTCGCTCCCTCCCGCCACCTCGAGCGCCGTCAGGCCCCTCCCCCGCGTCTCAAAAACCGCCGGAACTGGTGCAGAAATCGGTCGAAACGCTCTCGATTAGCGTGCAAAAGACCGCTAGGGTTAGACGTGTAAGGCCGGTAGCACACAAAATCGCCGGAAGGTCCCTCAGAACCCACGAGGTCAGAAGAGGCCCGGAACGCCCTGGCGGGCGTGGACATCGACAGAACAACGAGGGCGAGCGCGTCGGATGGCCAGGCGCGACGCCTCCACTTAGCCCTCGTGGCCCGCCAGGCGCCGGCCTACCCCCGAACCACTCCCCCGCAGCGCTTCACGCTGCCCGCCGAGAGGAGAACCATGAGTTTGCCCGTCATCCCGCAGCTCGACCCGCGTGACACCACGCCCACCGGATACACCGGCACCACCCCGCCGATCGTTGGCAACGGCGAACGCGGCTGGCACGAGATCGCCAGCCTCGCAGCCCTCGGCGCGGCATCCGTCGAGACGTCGACGGCCATCGTCCAGAACCGCGAGCCCGCGGACACCAAGGCCGCCGTCATCGAGACGTCGACGCCGGACGACCCCGCGAGCCCGGTCCTGCAGAAGCTCGCCTCCCGCGTTCCCAGCAACGCGTCGGCCGAGGGTGGCTTCCTCGAGGTCGCGAAGCCGCGCGCTCCGCGCAAGCGCCCGACGAAGACCGTCGGCGAACCGGCTGCGCCGGTACAGGAGGCCCCGACCCACCGCCGCGCGAAGACCGGCGCCGGCGCGCGCTTCAACGGCGACGCCCCGTGGCTCTACCACGCGGTCAACATCGGGGTCGCCGTCGTCGCCCTGGCGATGATCGCGATCTCCTGGCAGGGCCTCTCCGCCGTCGGCGCATGGCTGCTGCTGCCGGCGCTGCTCAGCTTCCTCGTCCCGATGTCGATCGACGTCGCCCTCATCGTCCTCACCCTCGCCCGGTTCCCCCGCAAGGCCCGCGGCGAGTCGACCTGGATTCTCACCGTGTCCGCCGTGGGACTCGCGTGCATCTCGGCCGCGGCGAACTTCTTCCACGTCTGGGAGGACACCCCCGGCGCCGCCCCCGCGCTGCAGAGATACACCGGCGCATCCCTGGCGGCCCTCATGCCGTTCCTCGCGCTGCTGATGACCGAGGTGCTCGGCATGCTCTCGACCAAGCCCACCCGCCTCGAGCGCGCCCAGGCGCGCCTCGCCGCCCAGAAAGCCGAGGCCGCCCTCAAGAAGCCCGCCGCGCGCAAGAAGCGGCCGGCCCGATGAGCCGCGCGAGCAACTTCCAGCAGAACCAGTCCCGCGGCGTCGGCCGCAGCCTCACCATGGGGCTCCCCCGCGAGAGAAGGCCCTCGCGGGCCTCGGCTGCCGAGATCGAATGGGTGCTCGCGAAGCACGCCGAACGCCCCGACCTCAGCGCGTACGAGCTCGCGCGCCTCGTCTTCCGCCAGTTCGGCGTCGACCGATCCGCATCCAGCATCCGCAAGTGGCTACTCAAGAACGCCCCCGCACCGAAGGAGAACACCCTGTGACCAGATTCAGCATCGACGGCAACACCGAGACCGTCGACGGCAGCCAGCCGACCGCCGTCCTCACCTACCTCCGCGACACCACCCTCGCCCGCCTCAAGGAGAAGCAGGCCGAGAAGGAACGCTACGAGAACGCCGCCATCGTCGCCGCGTCCGACGTCGACATGCTGCTGGAGACGCTCGGCCGGTACTCCGCGGCCCTCACCGCCCTCGAATCGGCCGCCGCACCCGCCCCCGAGCCCGCGCCCGAGGAGACCGCCCCCGACGTCGAGGCGCAGGCAGCATGACCGCGCTCGAACACGGCACGCTGGTCAAGCTGACCGGCGCTGGCTGGAAGGCCTTCGGCGTTGTCGGCCTCGAGATCGGCTCCCGCCACGAGATCACCGGCTTCTGGTACGACGGCACCCCCGTCATCCAGGACACCACCGGCGAAGAGTGGGCCCTCCAGCTCCACTCCCCCGAAGACGACGCACCGTTCTGGGGCGCCACCACCGTTCCCGCGCCGACCACCGACTGAGAGGACCCCAGCGTGACCACCCCGAAGAGAAGGACCATCCGCGGCATCGCCGCGGTCACCATCGTCGCCACCGCCGCTCTCGGCCTGACCGCGTGCGGCGACCGCCCCGCCCGCGACTGCCGCCCCGAGAAGATCTCGACCGCCGCGGCCGCGAAGATCGTCCCCGCCCCCGTCGTCGTCCGCCCGCCCGCGCCCCGCCCGCCGGTCGTCGTGCGCCCGCCTGCCCCGAAGCCGCCGGCGCCGAAGCCGGTCGCCCCCGCGGCACCGAAGCCCGTCCAGCCGGCCCCGAACAACGGCAGCAGCAACAGCGGCTTCCACCCCAGCTCGCCCTGGTTCTGGTTCCTGCTGTTCAACGGCTCGAGCAACGACGGCCGGGGGTGCTGAGCATGGTCTCCAAGAAGCACCTCGCGGCCGAGGTCGAGAACCTCCGTAGCTCCCTCTTCGAGCTCGTCAACGCCGTTCACAAGCACATCGACGCGGCCGAAGCGCTCGGCTACGAAGCGAAGATCCCGCTGCCCGTCGCCGCGCCCACTTCCGTTCCCTTCGCGCGGGCTCGCCTCCGCCTCCTCCGCCTCGCGGACCTCAACGCGCTCCACGCTGAGCTCACGGTTTTGCGTGCAAACGCCGCGAACGCGGAGGCCGCAGCCAGCGAGCTCTCCGCCTCGGACGCCACGGTCGCCACCCCGACCCCGGAGTACGTGCGCCGGGACACCCTCGCGAAGGTCATCGAGGCCCTCGAACTCGACCAGTACCGCGATCGCGGTGCGTGGTTCATGCAGGCGCTCGGACTCCCCCCGCGGCGCGACGGCATCGACCGCTTCTGGGACGACCTCAACATCGCACTCCGCGTGCGCGCCGAGGACGCCGAGGCAGAAGCCGACGAGGCCGCCGAACAGCGCATCGCCGCGATCACGCACCCCACGCCCTCCCCGGAGGACGAGTGGGCGGGCGCCGGCGAGACGATCATCGACTCGAGCGGACGCGACCTGTGACCGTCTCGCCCGGATCGGTCGTCCTCGTCGACATGGACGGCGTGCTCGCCGACTGGTTCGGCGGCATGGCCGACGCCTACCAGGAAGCCGGCGGTGACATCGCCGACTTCGATCTGAACCGCTGGGACCTCGGCACCACCGGAGCCGTCCGGCAACTGCAGCGTTCGGTGCAAGCCACCCCCGGCTTCTACGCCGGACTCGCGCCCATCGACGGCGCGATCGAAGGGCTGTACCTCCTGCGCGACCTCGGCGCCACGGTGAAGCTCTGTTCCACCCCGGATGCCACCAACCCGACGTGCGCGTCGGACAAGGTCGACTGGGTCGCCAACCACGTCGGAACCGCGTGGGTGAAGGACCTCATCCTCACCCACGACAAGACCCTCGTGCGCGGCGCCGTGCTCATCGACGACAAGCCGGAAGTCACCGGCGCCGTCGTCCCCGAGTGGGAGCACATCATCTTCGACCAGCCCTACAACCGCCACGTCACCGGCAAGCGCATCCTCACCGGCTGGGGAGCGCTCGACACCCTCAAGGAGAACCTCGCATGACCCGCATACTCAGCGAGATCCAGGTCGGTGATCGCATTCGCATCGAGCCCGGAGGCCGTGAGCGTGTCTGGTGGGACGTCACTGCTCGCGATGACGATCACATCGTCGCCGTTCGTCCGGCGCCCTTTGAGCCGAAGGCCAAGGGCACCGTCGAGTACACCATCCTGGCGTCCATCGACTACCGCTACAACTCCGCTGGGCCGGGACTCATCCGCACCACGGTCAACACGATCGGCGGAGGCTGGGATCTGGATGGCCGCGTGAAGGAGGGGTCCGAGGAGATCGTCGCAGCCCTGGCAAGCGGCGACTGGGAGCTCTCGCACCGACGCCTCCTCGGCGTCGGCAACGTGGAGCGCGAGGTCAACGCATGACCGTCATCGGACTCGGCGGCAAGCTGCGCGCCGGCAAAGACGCGGTGGCCGACCGCCTCGTCGAGAGGCACGGCTACGTCAAGATCGGCATGAGCGACGCGCTCCACGAAGCGATGCTCGCGCTCGACCCGATCATCAACGCCGCCTCGGCCGACTACCCCGACCGCATCCTCCTCGTGCGCTACTCCGACGCGATCGAGGATCTCGGCTACACCGAGGCCAAGAAGATCCCCGAGGTCCGCCGCCTGCTCCAGCAGCTCGGCACCGAGGTCGGCCGGAAGATGATCGGCGAGGACACCTGGACGAACATCGTCCGCCGACGCATCGACGAGCTCGAGGAGAAGGGCATCCCGGTCGTGCTGACCGGGCTCCGCTTCCCGAACGAGATCGCCGTGATCGACGAGCGTTACGGTCTCGGCGCCATCACGATCTGGGTCGAGCGGCCCGGCATCGAGGCCCCGACGACCGGCACCGCCGCGCACGCCAGCGAGAACAGTGTGACGGTCGAGGACTTCGACTTCGTCCTCGAGAACGACAGCACCCTGGACCAGCTCTACGCCAAGGTCGACACGATCGCGGCCGAGGTGAACACGCTGTGAGCGCCCTCCGCCCCGACGACGACCCCCGCCTCCCCAGCCTCATCATCGCCTCCCGCTTCGCCCTGGCGATCGTGCTCACGCTCGGCGCACTGTGGACCTTCGCGGCGATCTCCAAGGTGGCTCTCCCGTGAGCGTCACCCCGATCGCCGTCGGCGACACCGTCGCCCTCACCGGCTCCGGCTGGGCCAGCATGATCCGCCCCGACCAGACCGGCACGATGCTCGGCCTGGAGGTCGAAGTCGTCGCGCTCATCTCTGGCTTCGGCGGCGCCCCCTCCGTCAAGTTCGAGGTCGACGGCGAGCCGTTCATCGCCCCCACCCGCCCCGGCTCGCGCTACCAGGCCGAGCTCCTTCCCACCGACGACTGAGAGAGGAACCTCATGTCCAACACCGTCCGCAAGGCCCGCAAGAAGAACCAGCGCGCGCTCCGACAGGCAACCGAGCTGACCGGCAACCCCAAGTACGCCCAGCTCGCCCGCGAACTTACCCCGAAGAAGAAGCCGAAGGAGCCCACCCCGGTCATCCTCCGCGCGTTCGTGCAGCAGCCCGTCGTCCGCACGAAGGGCGACCTGTTCCCGCAGGACACCGTCAGCCGGGGCCCCTTCGCGCGGGTCTACGGCTTCCCCAGCGCGCGTTCGGCGAACCGGATCGCCCGCTTCATCGCCAACCGCGGCACGAAGCGCGGCAACCTCCCGCGGGAGGCCCAGCGGTGAGCCGCCGCATCAGTATGGACCGATCGGTCGCCCTCTCCGAGGGGGTCACCGCCGGATCCATCGCCACGGCGGTCGCGGACGCCGTCACCGCCCTGGAGAACAAGGTGGTCGACCACGACCGCCTCGCCATCTGGGACACCCTCGAAGTCGAGACCACCACGGACCGGATCGAGCACACCAGCTTCGCGTCCGACCGGGAGTTCATCGACCATCGCACCATCACCGTCTCCGTCCTCACCATCAGCAGAAACGAGGCCTCCGCATGACCCTCACCCTGGGCACCATCGACACCATCCGCGCCCTGCAGAAGCAGATCGGCGCCGCCAACGCCGCCAAGGGCTTCCACCAGGATGGCGACGACATCCGCTCCCTGCCTGCCGCCATCAGCGGTGTCCACGACGGCCCGCGCAGCTTCCTGCAGGGACTCGTGAACCGACTCACGCGCATGATCCCTGCGCTGGAGCGGCACTACTGGATGGCGCGAGCCTCCCTGATCGGCACGGAGCTCGCGGAGCTGCTCGAGGACCTGCGCGCCGGGCGCGGCATCAACGAGTCCTGGTACTCCGCGACCTGGGAGGGGAAGGCGTACGCCTGGGTCGAGGGCGAGCGCCCCGCCTTTCTCCCCGACCACGTCGTCGGCAAGCCCGAAGGGGCGCCGTCCGAGATCGTCGACATCATCGTGCGAGCGCTCGATCTCGCCGACGAAGGAGGGGTCGATATCGCGGAGCACCTCTCGCTCAAGCTCGCCTACAACGCGACCCGCGCGCGTCTGCACGGCAAGAAGCTCTGACCGTGACCGACGACATCGACGTCCTCGAGGCCGCGCTCGCGCAGCGCTCCGTGGAGGTGAGCATCACGGTCGACGGCGAGACCTACCGCGAGTTCGTCCCCATCGAGGCCGGCTTCCCGGCCATGAATGCGAACGAGGATCACGCGGTGATGCTGCTGGCAACCCAGGTGGGCGGCATCGCCCTGACCCTGGTCGCCCAGCACTTCTCTCCCGGGCTGCTGGAATCGCTGGCTCCGGTCGGTGCGGCGGAGGATCCCGAGTGAGCCCGGTGACCAGCGACCACAGCCTCGTCGAGGCGCTGGGCGCACCGCCGCGGCCGCACACGCCCGGCGAAGTCGCCGCGGTCCAGAACCTTCTGGACGAGGGCACCGGGAAGCGTTGGTCGCCGAACCAGCGTGGTGAGATGGAATCCATGCTGTTCGACGACACCACGCTCGCCGTCGCGCCCGCTGCCGCGGCGTGGCATCCGAAGCACGAGGGGTAGCCCATGAGGATCGAGCCCCTCGCATTCGACCTGGAATCCACCAGTGCCGACCCCCTGACCGCGCGCATCGTGACCGCCTACCTGGGCGTCCTGCATGCAAACGGGGATCTCGCGTACGGCATGGACTGGGTTGTTGACCCGGGGATCCCCATCCCTGCGGAGGCGGCGTCGATCCACGGCTTCACCACCGAGCGCGCCCGCTCGGAGGCCACGGGCACCCCGGCCGAAATGATCGCCCAGCTCCACGCGATCATCGAGGCGGAGTGCCTGGCCTCCGGGCGGCCGCTCGCCGGCTACAACCTGCAGTACGACCTGACCCTCCTCGAGGCGGAGCGCCGACGCGTGACGCCCTGGGTTCGCCCGCTCGCATTTTGCACGCAAACGACCCCATCGGGGATCACGGTGCTGGACGGCTACGTAATCGACAAGGCGATCGACCGGTACCGGAAAGGTTCTCGCAAGCTGCAGTTCACCGCCGCCCACTATCGCGTGCAGCTCTCGGAGGAGGACGCGCACGGCGCACAGGCCGACGCCGTGGCCGCAGCCCGCATCGTGCAGGCCCAGTTCCGACGCAAGCGACTGCGCGGCATAACTCCCCGCCAGGTCCACCTCGCGTCGATCGACTGGAAGGTCGAGCAGGCCCATTCCCTGCAGGAGTGGCTCCGCACCAAAGGCGGCGAGCCCGCAGCGATCGTCAACCCCCACTGGCCACGACAACAGAGAAGCGAGGACGCAGCATGACCCTCCCCGCAACACGGGAACGCACCGCCGCGAGAGCGCAGATGCTCCTGCACAAGTGGGGCATCGACCCCGCCGAGGTATCGGTCGACAACCTCAACCACGAGGGCTACTGGCGATTGGCACGCAACACCGTCCACGCCTCCCTCCTCCCGCCACGCCTCGCCGACCGCCGCTACGAGCGGATCTGGACGCGCTGGCCCGAAGACTTTCCCGCCGATGAGTTCCTCGAACTCATCCCCCTGAGCCACCGATAACCATCCACAACAAGGAGAGACGCCATGAGCGACAACACCACCACCCCGAAGCCCGCCGACGAGCAGAAGCCCGCCGCGGCGCCCGAGACCGAGACGATCATCGACACGCAGCCGGCGGCCGACGCGCTGGCCACCCTGGACGCCGAGCTCGAAGAGTCCATCCGCCCCACGGTGGCGAAAGCCGTCGAGATCCTCCTCGACGCCGTCGAGCACGAGCGCAGCGTCCACCGCAAGGACATCGCGGAGATCTCGATCCACTCCGACGGTGTCGTGCGCATGCTGACGCGCGGCCGCGTGCGACGCTCGCTCCGCGTCGCCGCGTTCACCCCTGATGCGACCGGCGAGGACAGCGAGTGACCGCCATCTCCTCCGACGGAGGCCAGGTCACTCTGCTTCTCGCCGGCGCGCAGCCCGGCGGCGACCCCGAGCAGGTCCACGTCACCGCGCGCACGCAGCGCGGATCGCAGGACGTCCTCATCCAGGCCTGGTTCAACCGGGACGAGATCGAGAACGCCCTCGAGGCGTCGAGGCGCAACGACCGCGCGATCATGCTGGAGCCGGCCGCGTGAGCGCCGCGATCGACGCCCCGCCCCGCTTCCGCCTGGTAGCGCAGAAGCGGGGCGCGAAGTGGGGCCGCTCGCCCCTCACGGGCAAGCGGGAACTCATCCGAGACCCCGAGCGATTCGCCGCCCTCCCCGACATCCCGCCCGGGTTCGCGGAACGCGAAGGCACCTACCCCGAAGTCGCACATCTCGCCTCGCAGGCCAACAAGGGCCAGCTCGAGAACTGGGACGGGAAGGGCGAGCGCCTCGACTACCTGTTCTCCCCCGAGATGGCTGCCGAGAAGGGCGACGTGGCCGCATGAGCGCAGCGTTCGCCACGGGCGAGCGCGTCATGGTCGAGTCGGTCGTTCCCGTCGTGGTCCAGGAGGATCACGGCGGGGCGGCCGCCTCCGTCCTCACACGCGCAGGCTGCCTTGTGCCGGTGGAGCGAGATCGACTACGTCGGTCGGAGTAACAACGCCGTCCCCCAGAAGATCGCCGATCGAAATCACGACGTCGAGCCCAAGCTCCTTCCGAAGAGCCTGCTCGAGGATGCCTCGATCGAACTCCAGGCAGAAGCCCTTCCCCGAGATGAATACACTGCCGTCCCTTGAAGTGGCGTCGAGCTGGATTTCCCTGGCTCCGTCGACGTCACGTACACGCGTGGTCATTACCGCGCGACCCTTCCTGTTCATTTTCGGGTGAACGGGAGGCGGCAGGCGGTTTCGGGACGCCCACTTCCCCCCGGCTTGCGACTTTAGACTATGCTTCCGACATAGCGAAACGTCTCCCGGACCGGCGGGAGCGGGCGCTTTGTATGGAAAGGACACGATGGACATCCAGGTCCAGCCGTCGACATTCACGCCGTCGGCCTATCAGACAGATCAACAGTTCTTTGCCACCAAGTATCAGCAGGGAACGCGCTCGGTCTACGGCCTCGCCTCCACGCCTGGCGAGCTTGTGGGCCTCGTGCCGCGCCCCGATCCGGCTGTTCCCACCGAGGGAAACCGTCGCATCAACGCGTCGCACGCCGAAGCGTTTGCGCGCTACTTCATCGAGAACGAGAGCTGGGTCATCCCCGGCATCATCTTGCGCGCGGTCAACATGTTCCACTTCGAGCCGATGCAGGAGATCCCCTCCGCAGCCTTCGGCGTGATGTCGTACCCGAAGCGACGCCAGGGCGACATCCACATCCTCGACGGGCAGCACCGCATCCTCGGGTTCTTCATGGCGCTGGACAAGCTCGATGCCGACATCGAGAAGGCCCGCTCCTACAAGGCGACCGTGCGGCGCACGATGCCCGACGACAAGCGGGCCGAGTTGGACGCGCAGAAGGAGATCGACCGGCTCGAGCGTGCTCGCGATCGCTTCTACAACCAGCGGGTGGCCGTTGAGATCCAGGTCACCGACGACATCGACGAAGCCAAGCAGATGTTCTTCGACATCGCCGAGAACGCCCTGGGCATCACCGCGTCGACTCGCGCGCGCTTCGACAGCCGCAAGATCGTCAACCGTGCGCTCCCGATGGTGCTCGAGCACCCGCTCCTGCTCAACCGGGTGGATCTGGACAAGGACCGCGTCCAGAAGAACAGCCCGTTCTGGATCCCCGCCTCGAAGGTCGTCGAGATCATCCGCACGATGCGGAAGGGCTTCGAGGGGCGCGTATCCCGCAAGGACAACGAGGCATGGAAGGGCGAGGAGGCCGCGATCGCCCGCGAAACCAACGAGTTCTTCGACCTCCTGGTGAAGACGATGCCGCCGGTGAACGCGCTGCTCCACAGCCAGATCACCGCCGGCCAGATGCGAGACACGATGCTCCTGGGCGGGCAGACGTTCATCCGCATCCTCGCGGGGGTCTACTACGAACTCCGCAAGGATCGGAAGTGGTCGACGAAGCAGGTCGAGGAGTTCTTCGCAGCTCTCGGCCCCCACGCCTCCGGGCGAGCGCACGCCAACTCCATCTGGAAGCGGCACGCACCCGACCACCTGTTCAACCTCAACGGCGTCGGCCCCTCCGGCCGCCGGGCCGACTCGGTCGAGCTGATGAACCTCATCACCGACTGGGCGATCACCCGCGCCCCGTTCGTCTACTCCGCCCCCGAGCCCGCGCCCGTGGCCGAGGAAGACCCTGACGAAGGGATCGACTTCGCGCCCTCGCACTCCACCAAGCAGCTCGAGCTGGAGCTGGAGCGAGAGAACGCCGAGGTCGCGCAGGAGTCGAAGGACCGACTCAACGCGAAGTAGTTAGCACCGCGAACGAACCCCCTCCTGATCCGGCACTCGCCCGGGAGGGGGTTTGTCGTTTCAGTGGAAGCAGTTTTGCCACAGTGACGCGGTTACGGTGAAACCGTGGGGGAACAACCATTCAGTCACGGCACGCGCACTGGCTACCAGAAGCGACGTTGCCGATGTGCATCGTGCAAACAGTGGGAGAGCGACCGTGGCCGCGCTCGTCGGGAGCGCGCAACCGAAGCGCAGCGCGCGCGGCGAGTCCAATTGCGGACAGTGTGGATAGCCGCCAACTCAGACCGATTGGATGTCTACCGGGAGCGTAAGCGGGTTGCCGCACGGCGCTCGCCCCTGCGCGTGAATCGACCGCGGCGCCCTCCCGAGCACGGTAGCGAGGCTCGCTACACATTGGGATGCAAGTGCCGGCCATGCAAGGACGCCCACGCGGCGCATACCCGCGTGTACTGGGCAGGCTACTCGGCGACCGCGCGCGCGAAAGCGATGGTCTCGGCTCGGAACGCCAAGCGCCGCGCGCGACGCCGCGGAGCCGACCACGGCTGCGTGAACACCGCGGCGGTGGATGAGCTACTTCGCCGGGCGCACGGGAGGTGTACATACTGTGGCGACTTCGCGCAGCACATCGACCACGTTCACCCGTTGAACTCGGGCGGGCTGCATTGCGTGAGCAATCTGACGCCCGCTTGCGCCGCTTGCAACCTGAGCAAGGGCACGAAGATTTTGGACGATCCACCAGCGCCCCTCATTGACTGCGGGAGCTACGCTTCGGCGGCATAGCGGTGCCCTAGACTCCCCCGCCGTGAACGAGATCCCCATGGCCCGCGGCAAGTCCGTGGACGACCAGCTCATCGAGCTGGCGGCGATGGAGATCAGCGCCGAAGAGATCTCCCGCCGACTCGGCGGCGCCGTCACCCCCGCCCGCGTCCGTCAGCGCGTCAACGATCTCCTCACCGCCGGCGACTGGCTCACGGACGTCCAGAAGGAGCGGGCCCTCATCCGCATCCTCCACATGAACCTCATGGCGATGCGCGGCGAGGAGCTCAACGCCGACAACGCCAAGCTCCAGCTCCAATACGCCAACGTCCTCCTCGACCGCCTCGACAAGCGCCAGGCGGTCACCAGCCAGCAACTCGAGACCTACAACGCGAACGTGGGTCGCACACTCGGCGAGGTCGTGATCCATGCCCTCGCATACATGAAGGGCGCCCTTTCCGCCGAGATCGACGCGCAACGATGGGACCTCCTCGTCGAGGACGCCATGCTCAGCGCGCGCCAGGCGATCGCCGCGAAGCAGGTCGACTCGTGACCATGCTCCTCGACGGCGCCGTCTTCGATGCCGCGATGGACGAGATCCGGGAACGCTCGCGCAAGGCCATCTACCAGCGCGACTACCTCGCGTGGGCCAGCGACGTCCTCGGCCGGCGCTACTACGAGAAGATGGCCGAGATCATGGTCGAGTGCGCCACTCCGACCACCGGACGCATTCGTAACGCGATCAAGAGCGCGAACGGTTGCGGCAAATCGCTCACCGTCGCCGACCTCATCGTGTGGTGGGTGTGCGCGTGGCCACCGGAGGAATCTCTCGCCCTGGCATCCGCGAACGGACGCCTGCAGATCCAGACGGTCATCTTCAAGTACCTCAAAGACTCCTGGGGCTACATGGCCTCCCGAGCCAAGGCCAAACAGGGTGCGCGCCCCCTCGGGTGGATCTCCGAAACGCTGGAGTGGAACTACCAGAAGCCCGATGGGTCCGGTAAGGAAGCGGTCGTCATCGGCAAGCGCCCAGCCGACCAGGACATCGTCTCCTCCTTCCAGGGCACGCGAAAGCGGCGCACGCTCGTCGGCCTCGACGAGATGGGTGGTCTACCGGATGACCTGCTGACCGCGGCCGAGGCCGTCGTCACCGGTCAGGAGTCGCGCATCGTCGGCATCGGGAACCCCGACCGCCGCGGAACGATGTTCTTCAACCTGTTCAACACCGACCTCGGCGCCGACTGGAACCTGCACACGATCTCGGCGTACGACCTGCCGACGATGACCGGCGAAATCGTCTACCCGGACGACCCAGCGATGCAACAGCGCATGCTCCAGGGGCTCACCTCTCGCCACTGGATCGCCCACAAGGAGCGATCGTGGATGACCGGCGGCGACATCGTGCCGGACGACCTGCACCCCGACGACGACCAGTACAACCGCCGCATAGGCGGCACCCCCAATGGTCGATTCCGAGCGAAAGTCCTCGGCGAATTCCCCGGCGACGCCGACAACACCTTCTTCGCCGAGGAAGAGATCCAGCGCGCCCACGAGACCCAGATCGAACTCGACGACTCCATCCGACCAGTCCTCGGCTGCGACATCGCCACCACCGGTGAGGACGAGTCGGTCGTCTACGTCAACCACGGCGGGCACGTCCGACTCTTCGCCAAGACGATCTCCTACATGGACGGCGAAGAGCAGCGTGAGACCACGGGCGTCTGGACCAAGGAGGACACCCTCACCGCGGCCCGCCGCATCAACGCGATCGCTCGATACACCAACGCCCGCGAAGTGCGCGTCGACGGTACGGCGGTTGGTGAAGGCGTCACCACCGACCTCATGCGCCTCCCGGAGTTCGCCGAGGACCGCAAGCACTACAACGTCGTCAGCGTCAAGGGCGCCCGCCGCTCCAGCGACAAGACCCGATGGAAGAAGTGGCGCGACGAGGTTCACGACCACCTGAACACCCTCATGAAGGACGGCAAGGTCGACCTCGATCCGGCCGACACGCAGCTCCGTGACGAGCTGATGCTCATCACCTACAAGCTCCTCGATGGAGCGATCAAAATCGACCCGAAGGCCGACATGAAGACCCTCCTGGGAGGGTCACCCGACCGTGCGGACGCGTGCATGTACGCCACGCTCGAGGTCGTCAACCCGCCGGAGGACGATCCCACCAGCCAGCTCGAACCCGGACAGGCCATCCTCCTCGACCCAACAGACTTCGTCGCCGAACGCTACCGCCGAGACAGCGACACCTACCCCCTTTGAACGCGTTTGCGTGCTAAGCGCGCCGTAGACTCCGCCGCCATGTCAGCCCAGAACGCCGTCCTCGTCGAGATCTCCGAGGCCATCGCCGAGGCTTCCGCCCTCGGGACGGAGGAAGGCGCCCGCGCCGTCGCCGTGCTGACGGAGTCATACGACCGCATGCGGAGCATCCTCGCCCGCGAAGACAAGGGCTGGGTCCGGCTCTACGACCGCGGCGCCGACTCCCAGTTCGGCCTTCGCCTGCAAGACCTCAAGGACTGGGGCCGCAAGCTCGAAGAGTCTGTACCCGGCGCACCCTGGATCGGCCGCGGCTTCCGCGTCCGCGCGAACTTCATCCTCAAGGACGGCATCCAGCACGGAGGCATCCCCGCCGGCGGCAGCCAGGGAGTCCCTGACATCCAGAAGTACGTCGACGACCCGCAGAACCAGGAGAACTACTTCGGCCCTGCCGCTCGGCGCAAGCGCGAGCACAACCTCTATACGCAGGGCATCGCGTTCTGGATTCTGGACGAACGTACCAAGAAGATCGAGGCCATCCCGCTCCGCCAGATCACGTCCGAGCTGATGCACCCAGACGGCATCGGAGTCGTCTGGGCCTACCTGCGCGAGTGGACGCACGTCAACCTCGAAACCGGCGAATCGTTCCCGTTGAAGATGTGGTACTTCACCGACCTCGCGAAGGACAATCGCTCCCTGACGGTCACCTCTGCGGACAAGTCCGAGAAGATCCCCGTCGCCCAGACGCACGTCATCTTCGCCCAGCACGCAAACCCCGTCGGGGGCCTCGCCTACGGCACGCCCGACGCCCTCGCCGCATGGATCTGGAACGGCATCGCCCGCGACGCCTACATGGACGGCCGATCGGTCACCGAAGCTCTCACCCGCTTCGCCCTCAAGGCCACCGCGAAGAACAAGCCCGCGGCGGACAACGTCGCCATGCAGTACGCCACCGCCCACACGGCCGGCGGCATGGCGGTCGTCGGCGGGGCCAACGATATCCAGGTGCTCCAGGGCGCACAGAAGGGCTACGAGTTCAACAGCCTCCGCCCACTGCTCGCCGTCATCGCAACCGCGCTCGACATCCCCACCACTGTCCTCACCAGCGACACCGGCGACGACAGCTATGCCTCGATCTCCTCCCTCGACCTGCCCACACGCCTCGCCATGCAAGCCCGCCGCGACGAACACATCGCCTTTGAGAAGCGCGTCCTTGCAGCGCTCGGCGCCCCCAACGCCACGGTCTCCTTCGTCCCGTTCGACACCGGTGAGGAGGTCTACCGCCTCGTCCAGGCCGCGATCCTCGACTACCAGCAGGACACCATCACCCGCCAGCAGCTCGCCGACCGCATCGCCGACATCTACGGACGCCCCCACGCGAACGTCCCGAGTGAAGATCAGCGCCCCTCCGTCCTGCTCGCGAAGGCGATGGCCAAGGCTGCACCGAAGCCCGCGCCGGCCGCCGGGGCGTCATCGGGCAACACCTCAGTCGCCTCCCCCGCGCAGGGCCGCTCGAACGGCACGGGCGGTCAGCAGGGTGGGAACGCCAGCAACGACATCCGACGGGACTGAAACAGATTCTCGATCGAAGCGATGTTCCCTCGACACCGTCCTTAGACTCCGCGCCCGTGAAGAACGAAGCCCCGGCCGCCGAGAACGGCGTCGTCGTCCGTGAGGGCGCATACCGTCAGGGCACGCGCGCCGTCACGCCCGACAGCGAGGGCCAGAAGTTCCGAGTTCGACTCATGGGCTGGGCGCCGGGCGCCACGGTCGTCGAGGGCTCCAGCGCCGACTACCCCGTCCCCGTGATCGTTCGAGACCTCGCACAGTCGCACCCCGCGGGGACGCGGATGCGCGCGAACCACGACAGCATGTGCGAGGCCGGGGGTGACGTCCGCCGGATCTTCGCCAAGACGATCTCCGATCCCGTCGAAGAAGCGGACGGCATGTACGCCGACGCCGTCGCCGCCGAAGGTGACGCGAGCGACTTCATCCGCCAGTTCGCCGACGTCATCGGAACCTCGATCACCGCCTCCGTCGAGCTCGAGAAGGAGTACCTGCTGGACGACAAGGGCCAGCCCAAGCGCGACGAGAACGGTGATCCGATCGTCACCACCCGCAAGGGGCCGCGCGGCCTGCCGATCGTGGAGCGCTTCCTCTCGATGAGCGAAGCGCCCTACAACTCGGTCGACTTCGTCGAGGTGCCCGGCGCGGACGGCGCGGTCGTCTCGCTGGCCCTGGAGAGCGCCAAGCGCATCGTCGACCAGACGGTCCTCCGCGAAGCCGCGGGCTTCGCAATCGGTCTCGCCGGCAAGCGCGAGAAGTCTTCCCTCGGCATCGCCGAGGGTGCCCAGCCTGGCTCCACCCCGGCGCCCGGATCCACCCACCAGAAGGACATCAGCATGGACGAGAAGGCCATCAAGGCCATCGCGGAGGCGCTCGGCGCCAACGTGAGCGCCGCCCTCCAGCCGCTGACCGACTTCGTTCAGGAGCAGAAGACGGCCGCCGAGGCGGCCGCCGCCGGGGCCAAGCCGGCCGACGCTCCGAACGCTGTCGCGTCGGCCATCACCGCGCTCGAGTCGATCAACAAGATCGACGGGATCGAGCTCGTTCCCACCCTCAAGGAGGCGCTCGTCGCCGACCTCAAGGCCGGCAAGGACATCAGCGCGGGCATCACCCTCGCGACGTCCGTCGCGGCCGAGGCGAAGACCGCGCAGGGCGCTCAGACGCCCGCAGCCGCCGCCACCACGATCCCCGGCTCGTACGTCGCCGCCGAGGCCGCCACGGGCGGATCCCCCGTCAAGAGCTGGACCGTCAGCGGACTCGGAGGTAAGTGACCATGGCCAAGGCAACGATCGAGGTCTTCGCGCACAGCGACGAGGCCACCGAAGTCTGGTACTTCGACACCCCCACCCCGGCCCTCACCCTCGCCGTCCAGGCGGGCGTGGCCGCCATCGTCCTCACCGACACCGAAGGCGTCCCCGGCACCTCCGTCACGTACGGCCCCCACACCGTCAGCGGCATCGTCCGCCCCGGCGTGTCGAACCGTGACGCGACCGCTGGCGGCGCGGGCAAGTACGCCGCAGGCGTCACCCTCAACGGCACGTGGGAATTCGACGGTGTCGTCAGCTCCGGCACCACGCCCACGCCGACCACCACGGCCCAGGGCACCAAGGTCTACGTCACCCCCGGCGGCGCACTGACCCTGGACTCCACCTCCAACACCCTCGTCGGCCGCGTGAACTACACGGCCACCTACGCCAAGGCCGCCGGCCGCCTCCCCGTCAAGCTGATCGGAGCACGCTGACCATGAGCACCCTGCTCGAGAACTACCAGAACCCCATCACCCTCGATGGCAAGCTGGAAGTCCACCCCCTCGTCAACGAGGCCAAGCTGGCGCGCGCCAAGGAGCTGTTCGAGGCCGCCCTCGCCGGCAACCGCATCGCCGACGCGACCCTCGCCGAGCTGTTCACCAGCTCGTCCATCGGGTTCTCGCTGACCCACCTCATCAACATGCAGGTGATCCCCCAGCTCCCCGAGGACGAGAAGCAGGTCATCGACGGCCTGGTGACCACGCGCACCGTGCGCGACTTCAACCCCGTCACGCTGCTCGACCTCATCGGCCTGGGCAAGTTCGAGGGCCCCGGCATCAGCCCCCGCGGCCGACTCGCGTCGATCCCCGAGGGCACGCGCTACCCGATCGTCACGGTCAAGGGCACCCAGGACTCGATGTACGAGAAGCTCGGCAAGTACGGTGCGCGCTTCGAGTTCACCTGGGAGTCGAAGATCAACGACTCCCTCACCGGCCTGCTCGAGCAGATCCCGGACGCGCTCCGCGACACCCAGCGCACGACCACCTACGAGGAGATCTTCGACGCGCTCGACGAGGCCGTGCTCCCCGCGTCGGCCGTGACGCTGCCCGACGGCACCATCGTCCCGCCGAACGCTCCGCTGTCGGTCGAGGCGATCATCGCCGCCGGCATGTTCCACGAGCAGGTCACGATCAACAACCGGAAGATCGGCGAGATCTCGGCCTACAACCTCTTCCTGCCCACCGGTGGCAAGAAGAAGTGGCTCTGGATGCTCGAGCGGTTCAACGCCGTCATCGAAGAGCAGGAGGGCTCGCTGCGCCTGCGCCCGGCACCGCTCGGCCAGCTCCTCCCGAACGTGACGATCGTCGAGTCTGACCGGATCGCCGCCGGCTCCTGGAAGCTGGTGCCGAAGCCGGGCACGACCAAGGGCCGCCCGGTCTGGGAGCTGCTCAAGCTCCGCGGGTACGAGGACATCGAGCTGCGCATGAAGTCGGACGCCGGCTTCCTGCTCAGCGGCGCCACGGTCGACGCCTTCGAGGGCTCCTACGAGGCCGACACGATCTCCATGCGGGCGCGCCTGGTGCGCGGCTCCGTCCTCTGGGACGACCGCTGGATCGTCGCGTCGAACGGCACGGGCCAGGCGTGAGCAAGCCCAAGCCCATCTCCCTGAGTCGGGGCACAGCCCCGGCTCCGGGGGAGAACACGCCCCAGCCGTTCGCCGTGGTGGGTGACCTCCCCGCGGCCACGCCGACGATCGCCGGCGGCGTGAAGAAGGGTGTCGCCGTGGCCAACGCCACCGACGCCGCCTCCACGCAGACCAGCCTCAACGCCCTTCTCGCCTCCCTCCGCACCGCCGGCGTCATCGCGTAACCCCGGCCCGACCAGGCCCCCGCCCACCCGGCGGGGGCCTTCGTCGTCTCTCGAAGCGAATAGCGTGCAATCCCGGTCGTAGACTCCGCCGCCATGACCGCAGGAGCCTTCCCCGTCGACCCGACCACGCCCGTCGGGCAACTCCGCTACCTGCTCGGCGACACCAACGCCACGACATCCGCCGCCGCCCCCGCCGGCACGAAGCTGTTCGCCGTCTGGTCGGACGCCGAGCTCACCGCCGCCCTCGCGATCGCGGGCGGTAGCGTCCTCCGCGCTGGCGGCCAGCTCGTCACACAGCTCGCCCTCTTCTACGCACAGCAGGGGCAGCTCAGCGTGAAGGCCGACGACCTCGGCCTCACGGTCAGCGCCCGCGGCGCGGACCTCAACACCATCGCTCGTACCCTCTTCCAGGAGGCCAGTGCCCGCGACGCCGCGGACGCCGACTCGTTCTTCGTGGTAGCCACGCGTCGCGCGGGGGTGTGCCTGTGACGCTCGTGCGCCTGCGCGGGCGCGTTCCCGGCTTCGGCCAGCTCGAAGCCCTGCCCGCAGGCACCATCGCCATCGAGCGATGGAGCGGCACCTCCCCCGCCTCCCTCGTGTCCGGCCAGAACTACATCCCGGACACGATCCTGCGCACCGCGATGAGCTGGATGACAGCGCAAGCGTGGCCGACAGTGCTCCCCGGCACCGCGATGGGCTCGGTTTCCGTCACATGAGCCCCGTCGACGTCCACAACACCGCAGCCGGCGGCCACGAGCTCGTCGACGTCGACCCATACCTCCCGACGGGCGTGTGCGCGATCTGCGAAGGCGTCGCCCTGGACGAGCGACCGCCGGAGGACCGCGGGCCGGACAATCCGTACATCCCGACGCTGCCCGAAGACGGCCCCACCAACTGACGCGCGGCGGGCCCGAAACTCCCGCCGCGCGTGGGGGCCCCAAGACCCCACTCGGCCCGGGGCTCAGGGAAAAACCAACGGTCCTAGCGTTCAGAATAGGGGGCCGACCTTTCGCATTTGGGCCCAGATTTGGACCGCGACACCATCTCAGGGCGAACGCATATTGATGCCGACGCAGACCTAGACTCCGCGCCCGTGAACAGCGGACGATACCTCGACCTCACGACCGGCAAGACCGGCTCGTACGACCGCGATCACGCCCGCGTGTTCCGCCAGCTCGAGAAGCTGCCGGACGACGTCACGGTCCTCCAGGGCGGCGACGCCGTGCTCTCCGAAGGCGTCGACATCGTCTTCGCAGCATCCACCGACGCCGACGCCGTCATCCTCCGCGGAGGTGGCGCATGACCACCGAAATCAAAGCCCGCACCTTTCAGCGCGTCGCCACGGCGGCCGAGTGGACGTCGGTGAACCCGATCCTCGGGAACGGCGAGATCGGCGTCGACGTCACCAACAACCAGTTCCGCGTCGGAGACGGCGTCAAGCGCTGGCTGCAGCTCCCTCCCGTCGGCGTCACCGTCGGCCAGATCGAAGCTCTCGTCGACCAGTACCTCCTGGAGAACCCGCCCGTCGGCGGCGGCGACGGAGGCGGTGGAGGCGGCAACCTCGGCGTGAGCACGCAGGAGATCGCGCCCGGGATCGTGCGCCTGACCATCAGCAGCTCCACAGACGGCGGCACTCCGACGAACCCTGTCGCGCCGGCACTCACTGGCGACCCGGTGATCAGCACCTACGCCGCGGGCGGTTCGCGCGTGACGTTCACGGTGACGGCGACGGGAACCCCGCTGAACTACCAGTGGTACGTCAGCAGTAACTTCGCTGATTGGACCGCGATCACCGGTGCGACTAGCGCGTCCTACCAGACCCCCACGCTCACGACCGGGCAGAACGAGACCTACTACCGCTGCTTCGTCTCGAACAGCCTCGGCAGCGTCACCTCGACCGCCGCGCGCCTGCGTGTTTCACCGACGGGCGCACCCGTCATCACGACGCAGCCCGTCAGCCCCGCCGCGGTGGCCGTCGGTGCCGATGTGACCCTGACGGTGGCCGCCACGGGCGCAACGAGCTACGCCTGGGAGACGACGACCGCGGGACCCGACGCGCCCGACTCGGAGTGGACGGACTCCTACAACCAGACGAACGCGACGCTGACCATCACCACCTCTTCGCTGACCACCTACGGCGCCTACTTCTACCGAGCTCGCGTCACCAATGCCTCGGGCTCCGTGCGGTCCGACACTGTCCGCGTCCAGGTGATCAACGGGAGCGACACCTACCCCCGCATCCTCCCCGGCCTCACCCGATACATCGTGGCGGCCCCCGGGTCGACGCGCACCCTGACCGTCGCGGCAACGGGCTCCGGCACCATCACCTACCGGTGGCGCACAAGCCAACAGACGGTCTACCTCCCGCAGACAACTCCCTCTCTGACGGTGAGCAACCTCACCCCCGCGCAATCCGGCATCACCTACGTCGCCGAAGCCGTCGGCGCAGGCGGTTCGATCTCGACATCCGGCGGATGCACCATCATCATCCCCAACCCCGCCGGCCCGACGATCATCGAGCAGCCGGACAGCCTGACCACCTACGTCGGGGGCGGAGGCTCGGTGCGCGTGCGCGCCGCCGGCGGCACGATCACTTATCAGTGGCAGAGCAGCGCCAACGGGAGCTCCGGCTGGGCAAACATCGCCGGCGCCACGTCGGCCACCTACGCCGACGGAACCCAGACCACATACCTCCGCTGCATCGTGACGAACTCGGCTGGAACAGTCACTACCCGCGTCATTCTCCTGTCCTTCGATGGGAACTAGGAGCCCAATGGATACCACCCTCGACTTCATCGCGCCTAGCATCGTCGACGCCAAGGGCGACCTCATCGTCGGCTCCGGCAACGACGCGCCCATCCGGGTCGGCTTGGGAAGCGACGGACAGGTTCTCACCGCCGACTCCGGGCAGCCGGCCGGCGTCCGCTGGGCGACGCCGAGCGTGAGCGGTGGCGGCGGCGGGACGAGCTCGGGACTGCAGGCGACCGTCTGGTTCTTCCCCTCGAGCGTCACTCCGCGCACGAGCGGCGCGGCACTCGTGACTCCCCCCACGGGGACCATTGAGCTCGTCGGCGCGACGCTGACCGTGCAGGCGATCGGTTCGGGGTCGTCCAGTGGGACCACGATTGTCCGATTCACCGCCGACGGCTCCCCGCTCGGCTCCATCTCGCTCGACTGGTCCGCACCTCAGACACGCGGATGGCAGAAGGCGGCCAGTGACACCGGCAAGCGCATCTTCGCATCCGCCCCCAGCCTCCCGACCGAGTCGGTCATTCGCTGCGAGATCCTGCAGGCACCCTCCGGGGGGACCATGCCGCAGAACCTCAGTGCCGTGCTCTGGTGGAGGTCCGTCTCGTGATCCTCGAGGAGAACGATGCGGCGACGATCGCGCGACCGATCACCCTGCCCCGCGGCATCGGCGGAATCCACAGCCTCGGACCGGACATCAAGAGCGACCAGTTGAGCGTCGTCGGCTTCCAGTCGATCATCTCGGCCGACCTCGCTCTGATACCCCCGTCAGCCCGCGTCGGCGAGTCGTGGACCCCCGTGGACGGCCGGCCCCGTGCTCTACAGATTTTCGTCGGCGAACCCGTAAGCGCAGAGGCAACGCCCGCGGCGAAACGGCTGGTCTGCTCGCTCTCGGCCGTGTCGCTGCCGAACACCACGTGGTCCGGCCTCTACAGCGCTGCAGTCACGGCCCTGGTGAAGAAGAGTCCAGGCATCCTCAATCACGAATACGGGCATCACGTCGACCAGATGTGGAGGGCGCCCGGTGACTCCACGCCGGTCGTGTCTGGATCGCAGTACGACATCACGGGGACCAATGGCGAGCTCATCCAGGCTATCGAGCGCGCCTGGCCGGGCATCGACGCGAACGCGTACGGCAAGACCAATCACAGTGAGTGGTTCGCCGAGATGTTTGCCCTCCAGACGAACGTCTCCTGGACCGCGGGCTTCACTCGTGGCCTGTGGGTGCTCTCTGGTCGGAGCAACGAAATCGCGGGCCACATCCGCGCCCTGTTCCTCGAGATGTTCCCCGACCTCCCTCGCTACTCGTGGGCCACCGACCGGATTCCGCCGTACGTCGTCAACGGCGCAGAAGTCGGCCCCTTCGTCCCGTGCGTGACGGGGCGAGACATCCCGACGCTGTCCCTCGGTACACCGTTCTTTCGCCGGTTCATCAGCGAGGTGGCCGAATCCGTGACCTGGACGATCGCTAGTGGCGCGCTACCGCCGGGTCTCACGCTCGACGGCTCGACCGGCGCTATCGCTGGCACGCCGACTACGGGTGGAACCTATTCGTTCACGCTCCGCGCGGCCAACAGCGCCGGGCAGACCGACCGGGCGTTCACGACGACCGTATTCGACCCCAGCTTGCCCATCCCGACCATCACGACGACCTCCGTGATCATCGACGCCGGCGTGGCCGTGAATTTCCAGCTCGCCGCCACCGGCGCCTCCCCGGTCTCCTGGTCCCTGCCGACGGTCGGCAAGCGGTTCGCCGACTACCCGCCCCTGGCGAACCTCTCCCTCAGCAGCTCGGGCGTGATAACCGGCACGTCCAACGGAGGCCAGACGAGCGCGCAGAAGGTGGTCGTGCGGGCGTCGGCATCCGGCGGCTACACCGATCGGGAGATCTACGTGCGGGTGGCAACGCCGACGGGATTCCGCACCAGCTCCCTCCCCTCCCTCACCGTCGGAGCGGCCGTCAACTCCGTCATCACCTTCTACTGCGAGAAGCCGGGAAGCATCCAGCTCACCGCCGGCTCCCTCCCCGCGGGACTGACGCTCAGTGGCGCCGACAACGACGCCTACCAGCCGAACGACTACAACGTCACCTTGACGGGGACGCCGACCACCGCCGGGGCGTACAGCTTCACGCTCACCGCGACCGGGTCCACGGGGCAGTCGGCGTCCGCGACGTTCAGCGGCCAGGTCGCCGCCGCCTGACGACCGCCCCGCGGTGACGTACCCTGGAACCGGCCGGGGAAGGGGACCGGTCTATGGGTTCGACGAAGGTCACGGGCGAGAAGCTCAAGCAGACGTTGGCGCGCGAGGCGCCGATCACGCTCCCGCAGCAGGCGTTCGGCCCGAACCCGATCGAGTGGTTCAAGGAGCCCCGTCCCGTCTGGGCGTGGGTGCAGTGGCGCGATCGCCCCGCCGAGCGGGTCGCCGGTGTCGCGCGGGGCGCGAACGACCGAGTCGTGATGCTGGCGTTCGACGCGAACGGAGACCACTGGGAGCCGGTCGTGTGGAGGAATGCCTGCGCCGTCCGGCGGGCCTAA